CAGTGCGGTCCTGGCCTTCGACACCAAGAGTTATGACCCCTTGGGGATGGCCACTACGGGGGCGGGGGCCAAGATCACCGTTACGCTAGCTGGACGTTACTCGGTTGCCACGTATGTCAAATACGGCCCGACGACTTCTGCGAGCAACATTTACATCATGAAGAATGGAGCTCTGTTGTACTACTCGGGGAATTACCCGCCCATCGCCTATTCAGGTGTGGGAATATCCGATCCTGGCGTACTCCTGAACGCTGGGGACTATCTGCAAACTGTAACTGTTTCGTCGGGAGGCCAAAACCTGCAGGTCGATGTTGTCGGGGGCATCCCATTCCTGACGGTGGCGTTCGTCTCCTCATGACCACCACCGTCATGCTCGACCCAGTGGGGCGCGGGGCAGGGGCTGAGCACTGACAGAGTGTGGGGCGTGAGACGCGAGACCGGGGCCAGTCCCCGTCAGCGGAGGGAACGCCAATGAGTGCTCAGATCAGTCCCGAGGACTGGGAGCGCCAGCACAAGCTCGCGACCGAGTGCCTGGTCGCGCGGCACGAGGGGTACGTCGAGATCATCCGGTGTCGCGGCGAGAGGCATTGGAGCACCCCGAAGATCGTCCGCTGGCTGCGCGACGCTTACCCCGACCTGGCGGTGCCCAGTGAATCGGCCATCAACAACCACTTCGCCGGGAGCTGCGGTTGTGCCCGCTAAGGTCAGCCCCGACGACTTCGAGAAGCAGGAGGCCGCGGCGGCAGAGACCAACGAGTTGAAGGCCACCATCCGGAGCCTTCTCCGACAGAACGTAAAGCTCAAGGCGAGCAAGGCCGAGTTGATCGAGGCGGTCTATCGAGCGGCCAAGGAGGCGGCGCAAGGGCTTGAGATCGTGCCCGTGCCCGTGCCGATCAAGGATCGTCGGCGAGGCGGCGCCGAGATCGCGGTGCCGCTCTACTCGGACCTCCAACTCGGCAAGATCACCCCCGACTACAACTCCGAGGTCGCAGAGGAGCGCATGCACCTCTACGCCGACAAGATCACCCGGCTCGTCGGCATCCAGAGGAACGATCACCCAGTCCGGGAGTGCCATGTCGCGGCGCTCGGCGACATCGTGGAGGGGGAGGACATCTTCCCCGGCCAGGCCCATCTGATCGACGCCACCCTGTACGACCAGATTCTCGTAAGTGGCCGGCGCATCTCGATCGACTTCTTTCGGCGGCTCCTCGGGGAGTTCGACCGGGTCCGGGTGACCTGGGTGATCGGGAATCACGGCCGGATCGGACGCAAGGGCGTCTACGACCCGGAGACGAACGCCGACCGGATGCTCGGGCGCCTGGTCGCCTACCACTTCGAGGACACCGGGGAGAAGCGGATCAGCTTCGAGGTGCCGGACGGTCCCCACGAGCGGAACTGGTACGCGATCATCCGCGAGGGTGCCTGGTCTGCCCTGGCGATCCACGGCGACCAGATCCGGGGTCAGTACGGGATGCCCTGGTACGGCTTCCAGAAGAAGATCAACTCGTGGGCGGCCGGCGCGATCCGGGAGCCCTTCGGCGACGTCCTCATGGGGCACTTCCACCAGTCGGCCAAGGTGCCGCTCAACACCCGGGACGTCTATGTGAACGGCTCCCTGGAGAGCTACAACACCTACGCCCAGGAGAACCTCGCCGCCATGAGCGACCCGGCTCAGTGGCTCCTGTTCGTGGACCCCGAGAAGGGCCGGGTGACCGCCCCCTATCAGGTGGCGCTCGCTTGACGCCGCCGCTTGGCGTTGAAGCAGGACCGGCGGGACCTCGCCCCCAGACGGTTCTACGAGTCGTGATGGGCAGCCGTCCCGCCTCGCCACCCTTGACGGCATGAACTGGATCGCTCAACTCCTCCGACTGATCGCGTCGTGGTTCACCCGGCCCAAGCCGACGCCGAAGCCCACCCCTGCGCCAACGCCCGTTCAGCAGCACGACCTATCCGGCCCTCTACGCGGCGCTTGGCAGCACCACGCTCCCGAACCTGCAGGGCCTCGCCCCGATGGGGGCCGGTGCCAACGGCGTCACCCTGGGGGCGTCCAGCGCCAACGGCCAGATGCCGTCCCATACCCACTCCGCCTCGGGGCACACTCACTCCGCTTCGGGGCACACCCACTCAGGGCCATCGCACACCCACTCTGACAGTGGTCACTCCCACTCATCCACGTTCTACAACGGGACGGGCACGACATACGTTGGGATTCCGGGGAGTGGTTCCGGCGTGGTCGGGAGCAGCAACTCCACGCTTAGCGCCGCCGCCAACATTCAAGCGGCTGGCACAGGCGCCACGAGTAGCGCTGCCGACAGCATCGGCAGCGGTGCCGACACCATCGGCGCAGCCGGAAGCGGGACGCCCAACATGCCGCCGTACCTGGGCGTCGCCTACTACATAAGGGCTCTATAAATGATCACCTGGCTCGCTGGCGGTGACGCCGAGATGCTCGACACTCTGCCTGCCGCTACGCTCGCATCCTTCGCGGTCCTCTTCCCCTACGGCCCCGGCTTTGGGGCGCATGGCGGGCCAGGACGGCAGACCCCGCAAGCGTGGACGGCAGCGCAGCCCCAGCCGAAATGGGTCGTGTTCTTCCCTGGCGCCAACCCGGCCCAAGCCCTCGCCTACGCTCGCGCCGTGGGTGCGAAGGGCGTGGTCGTGGACATCGAGCCCGGCGTCGAGAAGGATGCTTGGACCCTGAGCGTGGCGGCGTCCTTCGGGGACTACATGGCCGCGAACGGGATGCCCGCCTGCGTCTACTCCCACGAGGCGACGTGTGCGAAGCTCGCCGCCCACTTCACCGCCCAGTGGTGGGATGGACAGGCCAAACCCGCGACCCTTCCGTCTCGAGTGGCCGTCCAGTACGGCCAGCAGACCGCGAGCAACGGCGTCATCTTCGACCTCGACGCCTGTGACAGCTACTTCGTGAACCTCGACCCACCCGCACCCCCACCTGATCCACCGGAGGACGACGACATGGCAGTCACACGAGTTGGAATCGCAGCGGGTGGAACGTCCACAGCTTCGGGTCTGTTCCTGATCTACGAGGGGCCGTTTGGGCTCTTCAAGGAAGGGATCGCGACCCCCGCCGATGTCACCGCCTTCAACGGGATCGGCTGGATCGATATCGGGCTGTCGCTCGGTGAGGTGAACTCTCTCCCCACGGCCGCGCAAGTGTTGGCGAGTTTCACCCCCGTCGCTCCCGCCACCGCCGCCGAAGTCGCCCAGGTGGACGCCGACGTCAAGGCGATCCCCGCCGCGTCCGGTGGCCTCACCGCTGCCGAAGCGGCATCCCTGACCGACGTTCAGACCCACGTCGACGCGGACCTCCACTGAGCATGACGGACGTCCCCGCACACACGCAAACCGGGACAATCCACCTCCTGCGGCACTACCCGGAGCATGAGCCGCGGGCGGGCGACCCAAACTACCCCGCGTTTGAGCACGTCCGCGCACGGCTGAAGGCGCAGGGGTTGCTCCGCTGTGCGGTGGGCAATGAGGACTGCTCCGGCGGCATCCAGCTTCATCACAGTCACGTAGAGTTCGCTTACCTCAACGCCGTGGACGTCATTGCGCTGGACTATGCGCTCGGGCTTGACCTCACCGACCAGGATCTAGCCGCGTGGATCGAGATCCCGGGGAACCTGGAACCGCTCTGCCAGGCGCACCACGTCGGCATCCTCGGGGTTCATTGCATCCCCACCGCAGACTGGGACGTCGTCCGCGCCCACAAGGCCGGCGTGCTTCCCGTCGAGGTGCAGCAGTCGGCCGTCAAGGTTCGAGAGCCATGACGCAGCCCATCGGAGAGCGTGTCGCATCCCTGGAGACGAGCGTCAACGCTTTCCACGCGGTCACGGGGGCCGCCCTCCAGAAGCTCGCTGAGGGCCAGGAGGGCATCGCCAGCGAGGCGCGGGCGGCGAGCAAGGACGCCCACCTGGCCGTGACCGCTGCGGAGAAGGCGGCCGACACGGCGGCCAAGGCCCACGATGTGGACGTGCTGGTCCACAGCGAGGTGACCGCCCTCAAAAGCGCCACCGCTGCGATCCAGTCCCAGATCAAGGAACTCTCGATCAACGGACACGGGGAGGGCTTCCAGAAATTGCTCGCGGGATTGCCCATCCTGCTACCTTGGATCGCACGGCAGAATGACCTCGCCGCCCGCTACAGGCTTCGGTCTGCCTCGTGGTGGTGGAAGATCGGTCGCTGGGCCATCCCCATCGCAGTCGGCGCGTTCATCACGGCTGTGATCTGGACCACCGTCGCCTCCGGCATCCCACCGCACTGATGCTCTGGTTGACCTCGCCGGCGCGGCAAGCCCCGAGGCTTGATTCCCCCGAGTTCTAGCCTCTAGCCTTGCCCACGATCGTGGGCATTGGCACACAACACGCACAATCCTGGCACTTATGCCCGCGTTAGCGAGCAATCGTCATATTCACAACGACAGTGAATTATGGCGTTCCAGTGAAGATGCCCTCCCTCCCCCGGCCCCCTGGTCCCCAACGTGGGGATCGGGGGGTTCTTTGCGTTCTAGGGCGTATACCCGGGTGGCGTGATCCCTCGCTCATCCGCAAGGCGTACCAGGGTGCGTATCCCGTCCAGCGGGTTGGGGAACATGTAGTCCCCCGGCTCAACGTCCAAGCACTTCGCCATGCGGTTGATGGCCTTCTGGCGGAGCAGATCCCGGAGCGCGTCGTCCTTTCCGGTGTCAATCGCCCCATGACATCCGATGGAGAACCCCCACGTCCGGGCGCAGCACAGCGCGGTGGTGAGCGCCGCCGAGCTTGCCCATGGCTCTGACACTGTGTTACCCCGGCCGGCCAGGTGCGCGACCTCCAGCACGACCGTATGCGCCCCGCACCCCTCGCATGCGCCGGTGGCTCGCTCGGTGACTACGGCGTGTTCGTGGCGACGCCAGCGCCCCCAGCGACGTACTCTCGGGCCAGTGGTCGTGAGGCTCATCGGGCCCTCCAGCGAAAGCGCAGCGAGTTCACCCACTCCGGGTGCGCGAGGCTCCAGAGCCAGTGGCGGAACTGGATACGCGGCGCGTCCTCACCGTAGAACCATGTCATCCACCGCCCGTAGTACGGGTAGCCTCCGACGTTTCCCGGACCCTGGAGAAGGGGGTCGTCAGCGCAGCCGCAACGGTGGTTCCCCTCGTGACCACGCTCCAGGTCGCAGCCGTGCGAGCCCCAGTAGATGCGGCAGTAGTTCATTGTGCCACCTCGATGCTCACGCTCTCGGGCCGCTCCCGGACCACGCAGCCCGGCACGATCTCTCCCGTCGCCGGGATGACCAGCCGATCCCCTCGGGGCTCCCCCTCCTTCACGATCCGCGCCCAGTCCACGACGGGCTCCGGGACCTTCGGGTAGCGGTAATAGCCCATCGGTGCCGCCCATTCAGAGAGCGCCCGCTCATCCTCGCGGAAGATCTCGGGGGCCTGTTCGCGGACCTTGACGCGACCGAACGGCACTCGGATCTCCTTGCGCCCACCCGCCGCAGCCTGCCGCGCCGCCTGCTCCCTGGCGAACGGTTCTATCAGCGTCGTCAGCCCCGCCAGCTCGCAGGAATCCGCCTCTGTCTCGGCGTCCTCGTACTCCGTGGCTCGCTTGTGGAGTGCTGCTGCGGTGGCCTTCACCTCAGCGATCCGAGACTGGAGCATGGCCATGTGCTGGAGGGCACGGTCGAGGGATTCCAGGTCCGTGACGGCGGTGATGGGGGCGGGCATCAATCTGTACCTCCGAACTCCACGATGTACTCGCGGATCGCCTGGGCAAAGGCTCGACCGCCCTCAACGGCGGGAGCACTCAGGTCGATACTCTCGATGGTGCGCTTGCCGGGGACGTTGTTGACTACCATGGTGCCGTTTACCCGTCGTGGGCAGACACCGCTCTCCAACGAGGCGTAGTCGGCGGGGGTGACGGTGCGCCTGTACCGATTGGTAAACGCCTCCCACATCCCACAGTCGCCCCACCCACCTACGCACCCGGGGCACTGATCGGCCTCGAAGGCGGCTACGCCAGCATGGGCCGGGCAGAACCCCTCCTGATCAATCTCGACATACTCCCCGACGACCCAACCCTCCGGAACGATCACGGGAGAGACGGCGTGGCTTTCTAGGCAGAGACAGCATTGGACACTGGCCTTGATCTCGGCGCCCACTAGAACGGAACAGGCAGTTCGTCAGACTCCTGCCCCTCCACGGTCATCGCGTGGCGCACGAACTCATCGGTCACCGGGTCGAATCCCGTGCACACTGGCGGCCCTCCCGTGCTCGGCGTGTGCCAGGTGACTGCCTTGCCGCTCTTGGCGGTCAGCCCCCGAGCCTGGCAGGCGTGGCACACTCCCGTCGCCACCATCTCGCCGCGGTCGGGCGTGGCGGGCACGATCTCCGCGTCCCCCAACTCGGCCTCGCCCTTGGCGAAGTCTGCGAGCATCCCGTCAGCGGTGAACCCGCAGCCCGGCGCCTCGCGGCTCTTCCACGACGTGCAACTCACGAACTCGCCCTTCTTGCTCTTGCGCTGGGCCAGAGGTTCGCCGCACTTCGGGCAGGGGCAGATGACATCTCCTCTCGGGGCATCCACCACGACCACCTTGCCATCCTGCGGGGCTGCGGGGGCCGTTACGGGGGCATGGGCCTCATTGTCCGCCTGCCCCATCTCCTCGGACGTGTAGACGCCCTCAAAGAGCCCGGGGAACGCACGCCGCAGGGCTAGAGCTTCGGCACACTTTGCAAGCTGGTTGCGGGGCATCTTCTCCCACATGCCATTCGGGTGCCCGTCAGCCTTGGTCTGGGCGTACTCGTCGAAGTATGCCTTCGCGGTGGTCGTCCACCCCTGGCCCGACTTCAGCCGGCGAACCGTCACGGCCGCCCACTCGGGGTGCTTGCCGAGCGCCTTGTTGCCGCAAGGGCACTCGCCGCCGTAGGTGGGCTCATCCCCGCCGACGTACTCGCCGGTCCTCTCCGCGATCACACGGTAGCCGTCGATGCCGGTCTGGAGCACCATGCGCTCCACCCACCGGCCATCCTTTTGCATCTTGCGTTTGATCGCGTAGATCTGCCGGGCGAAGGGGTCAAGCCCTGTCCGCTGGCACACCTGGGCGAACAACTGGAACTCCAGGTCTGTGGTCCCCTCCGCGACCGTCGCCTTCAGCAGGTCAATCTGGTCGCGGTTCCATTGCTGGTGAACGACCGCTACGGCGGTAGTCTCGGTCATGCTGTCTCCTCTAGGAGGCTTCGGGCAAACCCTAAGCGCCGCTTAAACTCGATCAAAAGGAGCCCGCGTTTAGCGGAATTGCACCGTCCACAGGCGGGTAGGATGTTGCCGATGTACCCTGTGCCCCCACGGCAGACGGGTAAGACGTGGTCTCGCGTGGTGGCGGGGCGCTCCGCACAGTAGGCACATAGCCCACCATAGCGGTGCACAATGCGTTGCCAGTCCCGCTCAGTGAAAGATCCGCCAGACGCGCGTTTATGGGCGCGCCGGCGGGCCTCCTTGGCAGCGTACATTGGGAGGTGCGCCCTACGGTAACGCTCCCCGCATTCGGGGTAGTTGGGAATCTGGTGGGTGCGCCTATACTCACGCTGGTAGGCGTTGTAAGCGTCTCGACGCGCGGGGTCCGCCCGCTGGGCCGCCTTCCATTTGCGGTCGTACTCTCGCTGGTACTCCACAGTCCACGGCGCCCCACGCTTCGGATTCGGCCCGTCCGTGGTCTGCTTCTCAGTCATGCCTCTTACTCCTAGCGTTCAACAACGACGACGCCACAGCACCAGTCTGTGTACGGATTGTCCGGCGACCGCTCCTCTCCCTCTGTACGGTGGCGCTCACAGTCGCCGTTCTCATCCCGATCACCCCGGCAGAAACATCGGTCATCCTCGTGGACACCGTGCCCCCACATGATACCACCGCAGCACGGACATGTCCGGCTTGCCGAGAATCCGCCGGGGAGCGTCATGCCTTCCCCTTCATCACGACGATACCATCCTCACCGACCGTGAACGTGTCGGGTAGCGTGTAGTCGCCGTAGGCCCCGCTGAGGTAGGCCCCGCTGAGGTCGGCCCCGCTGAGGTTGGCCCAGCTGAGGTTGGCCCCGCTGAGGTAGGCCCCGATGAGGTTGGCCCCGCTGAGGTTGGCCCAGCTGAGGTAGGCCCCGATGAGGTTGGCCCCGCTGAGGTTGGCCCTGCTGAGGTCGGCCCCGATGAGGTTGGCCCCGATGAGGTTGGCCCAGCTGAGGTCGGCCCCGCTGAGGTCGGCCCCGCTGAGGTCAGCCCCGCTGAGGTCGGCCCAGGCCGGCCACTGCGCGTCCGGTCCGTTCTCACGGCGCCAGCGCGTCATCAGGCAGGCCAGAGCTTCGGGGCACATGCGGAGCAACGGCCACTCGGGGGTTACCTCCGCCACCAGCCGCACGCTCTCGAAGGCGGCCTTGTCGCCCTGGACGTGGACCGCCCCACGGTGCTCCGCGAGGAAGATGCGGGAGCCCTCACGCAAGCCGCCGTAGTTCAGCGGGTGGGTGGTGAGGTGGTAGCCGCGCGAGCAGGCGACAGGCTTCTCCACCGCTGGCGTCCATGCTCCGGGGCGCTTGCCGGGCAGCGGGTAGGCAAAGGCCGGCGTCCCGCCGTTCGTGGCTCGGCCGTCCGCGTCAGTGATCTTGAATAGTGTCATATCCCCACCATTATACCTGAAGCGCGAGCCAGATGATAACACCGATCAGCGCAGCGCAGAGCACCCAACGGAAGATGTCCTCCCCGCGAGAGCAGGGCATCACGACGCCTCCGAGACGTAGTTCTCATCCACGTCTCCGCGCCCTTCCAGCCAGCGCTGGACGATCACGCCGTTCTCCTTGCGCTGCGCGGCCATGACGCGACGACCGGCGATGACCACCCAGATGTTCTCGTCACGCGCCCACGTTCCCGTGTAGTCCCCGCCTCCGTTGAGAATGTCGATCGGTGCGAGCAGTTCCATCATGCATCCTCCGCGTGCTCAGCGGCATAGCATCGGGCGATGGCGCTGGCAATGTCCATGCCCACCTGTCGGGGCACTTTGATTTCAGCACGCATGGCCCCCAGCCCCGCTGGGCTAACCTCGATACTCACCCAACCCGTGTTGAAGGTCTGGACCGACCAGCAGGTGGTCCCCTCCGTACCCGAGCACGCGTAGCCTCCGCCCGAGACGTGCCGTGGCGCGTTCATGCGAGGTCACCCGTGAACGGGTCGGTGAGATAGGCGTCGAAGTGAGCCTCGTCGCTCATCTCCGTGTCCCGCAGGGGGGAGGACTGCGCGACCTTCCCGGAACGCGCCAGCGCGGTGTAAACCCCCACACTCGGGACGCCTGGCCCGTAGGCCTCGTCGAGCGACTTGCCTCCCCGCCGTGCCCGTAGGCAGGCGAGGGTGTGGCTGACGAGGCAGGCATCGTGGCCCTTGCGGGTCGCAAAGCGCGGGCATCCGCATGGGGCGGTCATCATCGAGGCCGCACCACGCGCGCCTGCATCTGGTGGCTCTGGTGGGTGGGGGCCGTGGCGGCCCACGCGAACTCCTGTTCCCACCGCGCCTGATCCGAGAATCCGCCGGGGAGCGTCATGCCTTCCCCTTCATCACGACGATACCATCCTCACCGACCGTGAACGTGTCGGGTAGCGTGTAGTCGCCGTAGGCCCCGCTGAGGTAGGCCCCGATGAGGTTGGCCCAGCTGAGGTTGGCCCCGCTGAGGTTGGCCCCGCTGAGGTTGGCCCCGCTGAGGTTGGCCCCGCTGAGGTAGGCCCCGCTGAGGTCGGCCCCGCTGAGGTTGGCCCCGCTGAGGTTGGCCCCGATGAGGTTGGCCCCGCTGAGGTAGGCCCCGCTGAGGTTGGCCCAGCTGAGGTTGGCCCAGCTGAGGTAGGCCCCGCTGAGGTAGGCCCCGTAGAGGTCGGCCCTGCTGAGGTCGGCCCCGCTGAGGTTGGCCCCGATGAGGTTGGCCCAGCTGAGGTCGGCCCCGCTGAGGTCGGCCCCGCTGAGGTCGGCCCCGCTGAGGTCGGCCCCGCTGAGGTTGGCCCAGGCCGGCCACTGCGCGTCCGGTCCGTTCTCACGGCGCCAGCGCGTCATCAGGCAGGCCAGAGCTTCGGGGCACATGCGGAGCAACGGCCACTCGGGGGTTACCTCCGCCACCAGCCGCACGCTCTCGAAGGCGGCCTTGTCGCCCTGGACGTGGACCGCCCCACGGTGCTCCGCGAGGAAGATGCGGGAGCCCTCACGCAAGCCGCCGTAGTTCAGCGGGTGGGTGGTGAGGTGGTAGCCGCGCGAGCAGGCGACAGGCTTCTCCACCGCTGGCGTCCATGCTCCGGGGCGCTTGCCGGGCAGCGGGTAGGCAAAGGCCGGCGTCCCGCCGTTCGTGGCTCGGCCGTCCGCGTCAGTGATCTTGAATAGTGTCATATCTGTTCCCACCGCGCCTGATCCCAAGTTGCCTCGACCTGTACCATTCCAGTCTCCTGAGCGGTGATCTCCATGCCCGAAGATTACACTCCCCCGGGGATGCCGTGCGGTAACAGGTTGGTTACGGTTCACGGCTCGTTGATCTCGACCCGGAGCCCCGGTAGCCGTCCCTTCTCCTGCTCCATCGGCAGGAGCGTCAGCCAAGCGGGGGTATCGTCCACCAGCCACCCTGCATCCCGTAGCCCGTCGATCGGTCCCTTGAGCGAGGCGGTAACGTTATCTGCGTCCATGATCTTGTGGCGGGCGGAGTAGATGCGCGTGAGCTGTACCGTCCGGGGCTTGGCGGCTTTGTCGAGGTCGAGCCGGTTGCGCTCGCTCCGAGCTGCGAGGGCCACGATCTCGCGGGCCTGTTTCACCCGTCGGGCTCGCTCTGCCCAGTGGATTCTGCTATTTGGTGACGGCAGCGAGGCGGGGAGCGGGACGGTGAATGCCCACGTCATGTAAACAACTCCTGCTGCGCCAGAGCCGTGCTGAGGTTGATACGCGCCTGTTCCCAATACGCCCGCTTTAGCTCGATCCCGACGAACCGGCGCCCTTGTTGCAAGGCCACATAGCCCTCGGTTCCGATCCCAGCGAACGGCGAGCACACCAGGTCGCCTCGGTTGGTCCACAGCCGAACGCACCGCTCAACCGTCTCCAGTTGCAACGGGGCAATATGTTTCTCGTCCTTGTCCGTTCGGGCCGCGGCAGCCTGTAGCGTTTTGGTTTCCCGTATGCCATACCAGATCGGGCGTGCCCAGAGTATCCAATCCTCGTTCGATACGTCGCCGTGGATGGGCTGCGGGTTGTCTCCGGGGTGGCGGAACAGGACAATGTAGTCGGCCATGGCTGGCCGCAGCCACGCTGAATCGCGCTCCTTTTGGACGAACATCAGCGCCTTGCTCTTGGTGCGAATCGCCTGTGCTTGGGGGTCCTTGTCGATCACCACTTCGCCGTCGTACACCCATCCCTGAGCCGTGAACGCCTTGACGGTATCGGCCCGGAAGTCGCGCCAACCGATGACACCATGCGTAGCCTTGGTGGTGGTGACTTGTTGAACGTGGACGGCGCACCGGCGACCAGGCATGCTCACCCGTAGCAGCTCCGTGATGATGTAACCGAAGTGCTCAAAGAACTGCTCGTAGTTGCGGCTGTTCCCTAGGTCGCGGTCTGACGCGCTATAGGTGTAGAGCGATGCAAACGGCGGTGAGAACACAGAGAACCCCACCGTCCCGTCCGCGATCTCCTTCAATCTCTCGCAGCTATCCCCGAGCATGAGTTGCCACCCGGCGCCACTGGCCTCGTCCGTTGCGTAGTCGCTGGTATCGCGCACGGCTCCCGCCACGGCGGCAGTTTCCAGCTCGCGCATTGCCCCCACAACACGCCGTGTCGTTTCCTCGGCATCCTGCTCCTTGCGGCGCACGTTCTGGACGATGGCCCCCTCCGCCTCCGAAGTAACAATCAGCACGTCTACCGGCTCCTTTTGGCCGAACCGCCAGCACCGGCGGATCGCTTGGTAATACTGCTCATAACTGTCGCCCAGACCTAGGAAAGCCATTCGGTGACAGTGCTGCCAGTTCAGCCCCCATCCGAATATGGCTTGCTTTGTGACCAGGACGCGGACCTTACCGGAGCGCCACGAGTGCTCACGGTCCACCTTGTCTGTCTCGCTGTTAGCCCCCTCGATGTTGACGGCGGTCACGCCTTCCCCGTTTAGCCGGGACGTTAGCCCGGTGGCCTCAGCGTTCAGCCCACACCAGACCACCCATTGCTCCGTACTCGCCTTGATCTCGTCTACCACCGCATCGATGCGGGGCTCCAACGAACCACGGCGGGCGATGGAGCGCCCCTGGATGCCAGCCGTTAGCGCGGGGAACAATACTCCATCGGGCAGGATATCCACGGCCACGGAGCGGTCCCGAATGTGCAGAGGTGGAAGGTCGAAACTCTCGTCCGTGTAACCGATATCCGATGGTCGTCGCACGTACACCGACCACACGGAGAGCCAACGCCAGAACGCTTCCTCGGCGTGGCCTTTGAGCCGCCATTCTCGGTCATCGTGGACGAAGTACGTAGCGAGCATCTCGGCCCGCGTCATTATGCCGAGGAACTCCGCGTGGTTAGCCAGTTCGGCTATGTCGTTGGGGGCAGGGGTCGCCGTGCAGCACAGCCGATAGGGGATCACGGACCAGTCGCGGATCAGTTTGGTTCGTGTCTTACCGCCCACGGACTTGAGGATGGAGCTTTCGTCCAGCACTAGGGCGCGGTAGTTCTCTGGCGAGAATCGATGCAGACGTTCATAGTTCGTGATGGTGATGCCATCGGTGCGCCCATCGTCAGCGGAGGTCACCGGGATACCCAACTTAGCAGCCTCGAAGATGGTCTGCTCTGCCACGGCCAAGGGGCACACGATCAGCGACGGCCCTCCAATCTGCCGAGCCCATTCCACTTGCATGAACGTCTTGCCCAGACCGCAGTCAGCAAAGATCGCCGCACGCCCACGAGCCACGGCCCAGCGCGTGATCGCGGACTGGAATCCATATAGCATGGGGTGGATGTCGGACGCCTCGATCCCACTCGCGGGCGGCTTGACCTCTTTCGCAGAGAGGAAGTTCCCGTACTCGATCACAGCATCTCCCCTATGCCATCCAATGGGCACGATCCGTTCCGCAGAAGTCCACGGAACACGGCCCAGTGTGCTCGCTGATCTCCGTCTCGTCGCCCGTATCCAGGAACCCGTCGCTGCATCCCCGATACTCCGCGGCCACGGCAGCCCGAACGCGCTCCATGACCTTGACGGCCGTATCCTCTGGCGAGTGGTGGATCTCAACGATGATGGATACAAAGTCGGGCATCACATCATCCCCCCGAGGTGGGCGACGAGCCACCAGATGCCGAAGAACAGCACCAGCCACCCCACGGCTCCGGCGAGGACACACAGCAGCAGCGTGAGCGGCGTCATCCCGGCCATGGCGCGCTCCTCGTCGGGGCGTCCGAACGTCGGCGGTACCCAGGACGTGGCTCCGTCCCAGCGCGTCAGCTTGCGCCATCCCGCCCAGTGGCGAGGGCGACGGGTGATCGGATACTGGCTCACAGGATGCCTCCCTTGGGTGCCAGCGTAACCAAGTCGCGGTGCTCCCCTCTGAGCGCAGCGGCGAAGTCCGCCAAGCTATCGTACCACTGATGCGACGAGAGTACCTTGTCGCGTAACCTTGCCTTAGCCGCGTCGTTAGTAAAGGTTCCGAAGCTCATCTCCCGCCAGCGGACCACGGGGCCGACCCGATCAGCCTCCGCCATCTTCGCGGCAAGATGCTCGGGCGTCCAGTCCTGCCGGCGGGCGGTGACGGCAAGCTCGGCCATCCTCCCCTGTTCCCACGGGTACGGCCCCCAGCCGTCGCGTTGCTCTCGCAGTCCCGCCAGCCGGTCCTCCCGCGTCTCGGGGATCTTCGGGCCGGGCAGGAGGGCGCGGGCTTGGTTCTCCAGCGCCATGTCATGCTCATACCCTCGGAGGACTTCCGCGAACTGGGCGATGCTCGGGAAGCGCGGCGAACTCATCGAGAGCGTGTCGATGGCGGCCTGCATCATCCCGGGGTCGTGGCGCCCCAGAGCGCGCCGGTACATCGTGTCCACGGCGGGATCGACGACGCTGCGGTCATGGGGCCAGGCAGCACGCATCGCCGTCAGCATCGCGGCCCAGGAGGCGTCATCCATGTGGGTGGCCTTCGGTTGCCCAATCCAACCCGATGAACACCGCCGCCCCCACGAGCACCGCTATCACCAGAAGCGCAGTCGGAGCCAGGATGAGCACTACCGTGGCCGCAGCGATGAGCAGGATGGCGAGAGCCGCTAGAGCGTTCACTTCGGCGCAGTCCCACAAGTCGGGCAACCTGGCAACGCGGGCGTACGGTTGGCCCCGCTATCCTCGTAACCCACATCCTCTAACGCCGACATCTGATCGGCGGGGACGTAGATGGCGATTCTCACCCTCTCGGGGTTGTTGGTACTGGTGATGTCGTCCACGCGGAAGAGATGCCCGTCTGCCCGGTTGCAATCCGACCACGCCGAGGTGGCGTCCATGAGCCCGTATCCCTCCACCTCTTTGCCGCAGCCGGCGCACCGTGTGGGGCCTTGGCAATCGGGGCAGACCCCCGCCCCGAAGACGACTACGGGCGTCAGGTAGCGCACCACGGCCCCAGGTTGGAACTCGCTCACGTCGTACCCTCCATATCCACGACTATACCACCTCCTGCGTAGCGCTGGGCAATCGTCTCCCGGTCCCGCTCCTGCTGGGTCTGCGGGGCAACGGGGTCAGACGTGAACCTGTCTAGGTGGCGGCAGAACGTCTCGAACCCGTACGAACCCTCCCGATAGTGGGGGTCCAGAGCACACCGCCGGATGGCCGCACCCAGCTCAGCCTCGTCGCCGTCGAACGCCCCCCATGCCGAAAGTACGAGCCTCACGGGGTCTCGGCGGGTGGGTGGTTTGCGGATTCCTGGCAGCGGGGAACAATTCTCGTTCCAGATTGACGTAAATCTCGCAACCTCGCGCGTACTCTCCGTATTCGTACGCTCAGTGTTAAGTACATGTTCTTTAGGATGGGAGTGGAACGCACCTACGCGCGCGCACGATAGGCGAGAAACTCGGGGGCCCTCGGATATTCTCGTCACAATGTCCGAGAATGTGCGAGAACAATCAACGGGATCGGGGAAGCGCGTCTCCGCTGGATGGTCGATGCGCTGGTGGGTTAGCCAGTTGGGAATCTCGGCGTACTGTTGGCTGCCGTCCTGGTAGCAGATAAGCAGCCCGGCTCCGTCAAGCTCCCGGAGCCACCCCTCGACGGGTTCAGGCGTGAGGGCGTCGTACGGGTAGAGCACCCCGGCGAGAAGTGCGGGGTGAGCGCGGAATCGGCCGGCGTCGTCGGCCACCGTGAAGCACAGCAGCCAGCACAGGCGGGCTTCACGGCTCACCCTGCCGACGCGCTCGTCCTGGGGCAGGTCGGGCTTCACGCTTCGGATGCGAGGCATTAGGCCATCGCCCTCCGTCGGAGCCTGCGGTACTCCACCTTCGTCTCCCTCGACAGGTGCCACAGGCCGCAAGCGGCACAGCGATACCTTCTCAGTGGGGAGCCGATGGTGGCGCGTCTCGCTGCCTCGCTATCGGCATAGGGGACCTTCCTGGAGAAACAGGGGGCGTCGCTCATGCCGATCCCCACAGGGAGAGCCACCCCGCCGCCGAGCTACGGGTAGCGGGGGTGCTGGCCTCGTCCGCTGTTCTCTCGCTGAGGACGAACTCCCCCCAGACGGTATGCCCGGGGTGGGCCAGTTCGTACTCGCATACCCAGCACAGCCGCATCTCATTCAGTTGGTGGCGCATCCCACAGAGAGCGCAGCGGTGCCAACTGGCGGGGAGGGCGTTGCGTAACCGGCGGTAGCCCGTCTGCTGCCGCGTGGCTGCTTCGGAGGCCACCCGATGCCGACAGGGAGGGCAGAAGCGCGCTCGACCTTCGGGGATCATGGTGGGGCAGGTTTCGCAGCGGTGGGGAGATTCACGGCTCATGGGTTCGTCTCCAGTTGCGCCATCAACTGACGGCCGATCCACTCTGTATACGCTGGGGGAATAGCTTGCGAGAGTTCGGTGACAGTCATCCAGTCAATCCCCATCGCGGGACCGCGCTCGTGGACCCGTCCCATGTAGCCGCGGTTTGTGCCCAGCCCGGAGCGCGCCGTCTTGACCTGGCCGCCCCCGTGGCCATAGACGCCGATGGGCTCGCCGTCGTGCTGACAGTTGGGAGTGAGCATCAGGACGGGAGTCTCGAACAGTCGGTGCCGGCGTAGCTGTCGCCACTGGCCGTCATCACAGGTGACCCCGAGGCCAAACATCGAGCCGCAGAGCATGACCGGGTCGCGGAGGGGGGCGCCGCCCACGTTCTCGATGACGTAGGGGAGCCCGCTCGCGATCAATACCTCGCGGACCTGGCCGACAAGATCGGGGTGGTTGGCGGCGGTCCCGTGGACCCGAGAGATCGAACTGTACCGCGGGCACGGTGGCGAGGCGTGGAGGACGTCGAACGTCATCGTGCCACTCGCCCACTCCCGCCAGTCCGCCTGGTGAAACTCGTCCCCGCAGTAGTGAGGCTGGGGCTTGATGTCCACGCCGACGACCTCGAAGCCCGCGCGGGAGTAGCCCATCGCCGCCCCGCCGGCACCACAGAACAAATCCAAGAGGCGCGGCTTGCTCACGAGTAGAGCCCCAGCTTGTGGGCGAGGTCCAGACGTCGCCGTGCCACCCTCTCCGGGACGTTCAGGATGGCCCCGAGCTGGGCGGGGGTAGGTGTGTGACCCCATGGAGTACGTGGACCAGATGGCGGCTGTGGCGGCCCTCTGTGCGTTCTGCTTCCCGAACATGGCTCCCTCCATCTGGTCGGCTCTGAGGGTAGTCTAGCACCCCGCGCGGGGAATTGTGCGGGGATGGGTTGCACGGGTGTTCGGGACGTGGTAGGATGCGGGTGTGAGTACGGGAGCCGCCCCGAAGCGCGCCAAACGTCCCCCCAGCGATGGGGCGGTTCCCGCACCCCACCACCCCACTGGAGGTAAGCGCGTGCCCAAGCGGTCTCTGTATATTGCAGGCCCGATGTCCGGACGTGAGCACTACGGCTTCCCCGCCTTCGATGAGGCTGCCACGCAACTGCGCGCTGAGGGTTGGGCTGTGTGCTCTCCCGCCGAACACGATCGGAGCGTCGGCTTTGACCCGAGCGGCCCACCGCCTGACGGCGAGATGTTGGCGGCGATGCACAAATGGGACTTTGAGGCGATCTCCCACTCTGATGCGATCTATCTACTCGCCGGGTGGGAGGACAGCGACGGGGCGACCCGAGAGCTTGACGTGGCGACGGCGTGCGGCTTGGAAATTCTGGCCGCTCCGGGTGCTGCGAGTCCTTGGATTGAGGGCGTGGACCTTTCGGGACTAGCTATCCGCATCCCGGTTGATTCCGGACGTACCCACTGGAACGGAACCACCTGGGTAGAGCCCCCATCTCCCGAAGCTGAGGCGACACTGGCGGAGTGGCAGCGCAAGTTGGACGCGTTGCCGCCGTATGTTCCAGGCGCGAAACTGCCGGTTGACCCCCCCGTCGATCCGCTCGACCACGCGCGGGGAGCCAAGAACACTAAGGGATCGCGGTGCCCGGCGCACGGATCGCTCTGCGGCAAGGATCGGTGCTGTTGCCGGAGCAGGCACGATCCCCCGTGGGAACCCCCAGACGGAGAGGCGATGGAACCACGCATTCGAGAGTTCCCATCCGGTGCGAGGCGAGATTCCGACGCCGACGCGACCAGGTACGACCTGATCTCCCCCCAGGCTATGGAGCGTCTGGCTGCCACCTACGCTGAGGGCGCGGCTAAGTACAGCGACCACAACTTCCGCAAAGGCATTCCCTACTCAGTGATGGCGAACCACGCCCTCCGGCATATCTACCGCTGGCTCGCCGGGGAGGACGGGGAGGACCACTTGGCCCACGCCGCATGGGGACTGTTCGGGCTGATCGAGTTCACCGAGACGCGGCCCGAGCTTGACGACCGCTTTCGATGGGGCACTCAGTACGAGAACCCGGAGGGCAAGGCATGAGCGGCAAGGGTGCGGCTATCGGAGCGGGCGTTGGCGGGTGCTGCCTCCTCATGACGGCCCTCGCGGTCGGGGAGGTGTTCGGCATCGTCTGGGCGATCGTCCAGTTGTGTTCCCCGGGCACCCGTGGCTGATCCTGGATATCGTGCTCCTGGTGCTCCTGGTGCCGTCGCTGTTCGCCAACCGCGTGCCGAGCACAAAGGCGTGACCGCCGCGCCGGGTGCATATCCCAAGGTGTTGCAGCTTGGTGATCGCTGGGTTGCCGACATTTGGGAAGGCGAGGTCGAGGTAACCGAGAAACTCGACGGGTCGCAGATCGGCTTCGGCATGGTGGACGGAACGCTGGTGGTCCGTTCCCACGGCCGCGTGATTCACGATGCCCGCGAGGGTGTAGTCTGCGATGACAAGATGTTCTGGTCTGCCGTGGACGCGATCGAGAGTGTTGCCGCACTCCTTCCCCCCGAGGGGTTCTACTACGGGGAGTGCCTCGACAAGCCGAAACAGAGTACCATCGCCTATGAGCGCGTACCGAGTGGCCACGTCGCCTTGTTCGGGGCACGACGATCAGACGGCACGTGGCTAGGGTATGACGATCTAGCGGCGCACGCTGCTGCCTTCGGCTTCGACGTGGTACCGCTCATCCTCCGCGGGTCTGGCGGCGTCGAGATGCTCAACGGTTTCCTAGAGCGAGATTCCTACCTCGGGGGTTCCAAGATCGAGGGGGTAGTCATCAAGCGATTCATCCCTGAGGGATGGATGTGGATGGGCCTTCCCGCCTACGTCAAGGCCGCCAAGTACGTCTCGGAAAAGTTCAAGGAGACGCACAAGGACAGTTGGTCGCGGACCAATACGGCGAGGGGCGGGATTGAGCCGCTCATGGAGGCGTACCGAACCGAGGCGCGCTGGCGCAAGGCAGTCCAGCACCTACGAGAGCGGGGCGAGTTCCACGGCCGCGTCCAGGACATCGGGTCGTTCATCCGCGAGGTGGGCAAAGATTTGGTGGATGAGGAAGAGGTGGCGATCCGGGACGCGCTCTGGTCTCTGTTCCGTGGCGACTTCGTGCGGGAGGCCTCTCGGGGAGCCGTGGACTGGTTCAAGGGTGCGCTTGCCACGGGTGAGTTCGGGGACGATCAGGATGGCGATGTCTGACTCCCACTGGCCAGACACCGTCCGTCTGAGCCCTTACGCTGGTGGAAGGGCGCCCGGTGGCTGACGCTCAGCGGGTGCTGGAACGTGCCATCCGCGAGGATGAGGCTTGGGCCGAGGAGTCCGGTTGGGAGCCGTGGGACACCGAGGGGGTGGGACTTAGCGCCTACGGTCCGCCCGATCCTGAGTGGGACGTTTTCGGTACAAAGCTTGGCATCTATGGGCATGGCGAGGCTTCACACGTGTCTCCGGTCGGACCCGATCGTGCCTATCGCGGGATGCCCGACGACGTGGCCCTGGCCGCCGCTGTGGTGGACAGTTTGATATGGGACGATCCCGAGTGGGTCGCTGCGGTTGCTGCTTGGCAGGACCGGGTGCCCCCGCCGATCACCCCTAGCAATGACTGGCAAGCTCGGCTGGCGGCGCGTGGCTGGCGGGATTCGCAGGACGTATTGGATGCGGCTCGGGTGACCCCCCAACAGGCTGACGTTCTTCGGCTCCGGGTGAACCGTCCGGAGTGGGACTGGCGGGCGATCGGCGGGGAGGTGAGCCCTAAGCCACTCTCGGGCCAGCGTGCCCTCGTCCAGTACGAATACGCCATCGACAAGCTACACAAAATTGTCAAGGAGTTCGAACCGATACCCAGTGAAGGGGTAGTATGAGCCGCAATGTCTGCTGCCACGGTGAACCGGGGTGGTGCTTCCACTGTGACCCCGACAACGGGGAGAACAACTGGTACCACGGGGGGGACCGAACCAGTGGTGGCTGGCTCTCGGCCGAGCGACTACTGGCGGCGCATGAGCGCGAAGTGGACGCATTTCTTGACAGAATGGAGGCCGAGTACCCTGAACGGTACGCCGAAGCCTGCCGGGTATCTGGCGTGGTTCTTTCGGCGCGGCAGATGAAGACGCGCGCTAAGACCGAGATTCCCTGTGGGATCGACTTTGACGGCCGGGTGCGCTCTCGATGAGCCGCGAATCCTGGTCGCCGCGAATCGGTGAAGTTAGTCTCCATCCCCGTAAAGGGCGAGCATTCCGGCACGGCGACCAGGGCGGCGGTGGAGGAATGACGGCACACGCGGCGCTCCGGCCCCGCGACCCCATGCACCTGGGGGCCTCTTCCTCCCCCCGCCTCTCTAACACCCCGGAACGATCCCCGGTTTCGGCCGCATCGCTGGGGCTTACTATGCCACACCCCTGCGCCGCTGACGGGCGCCAACATCGCGACGGGGGTATTACGCGGCGTCAAGGGCCGGGTGAGCGTGTGGGCAACACCCCGGCCCGCTTTCTCTTGGCCCCCAGTGCGGCGGGCGTCGTTGGGAGAACAGGGACCTCCTTACGGCCTGCAACCCGCCGCACACTGGCCACTACCAAGATTCCGCGGCTCTGGCTACCAATTTCACGCATGGTGACCCCATGACCACCTTTCCCCAGTCGAACGGCCTCTGTGAGCACGGCACGTCGCTCCGAGTTCACTGTCGGGACTGTACCCACGAGATCGCCACCGCCGAGATCGACGCCAATCTGTCCACGGTTGAGGGACCTCATCGCAGCGACGGAGGGCCGTTCGCGGACCCGGCATACCGCGGGGAGGGTTGACGTGGCAGTGCTGAAGCCTGGCGACATGGTCGAGGTTGAGTGGCTAGACAGCCAAGTCAAGAGCGGATGGGGCCCGCCGAAAGAGCACACTGAAGATGCGGTCGGAGCCGAGGCCATCTCGATTCACTCGGTAGGCTACCTGCTATACGACCGGCCGAAGTCCATCGCGATCTACCAGACGGCGGTGGACTGGGGCGCCGAGAGGGGCGTGAGTTTGGCTGAATCGCTGTCGATCCCACGGGCGGTGGTCGTGAAGGTCCGGAAGGTTCGATGAGCACCCTCGCTGAGTTCGCCGCCACACACGTTTACGAGCGTTCGGCAGGCTCTTGCAAGGTTTGCCTCGATCCCCGACGGGCCGAGATCGAGGAAGGCAGGACCAAGGGCCTAGCCTATGCGCTGATCTCCCGATGGACCCTCTCGGACGGGGTGATCAGCACCAAGACGCTGGGCAGGCACTTCTCGGAGGGGCACCACAAGCGTGGGTGATCTCGTTGAGTTCTCCGAGATCGAGGAACTCCGCAACAGCAACCGGAGCCTGGAGCGACGCCTCCGCAAGTCCCAGACGCGCCTAGACGAACTGGTAGCCGCCTGCTATGCGGGTGCCCGCGACGCATACGCGTCCCTGGTGATTCAACCGCCCGTCGTGACGCCCAAGGTGGACATGCGGCGCAAGAGTGCCGAGGTGGCGCTGTGGTGCATGGGTGATTGGCAAGGGGCCAAACTCACCACCAGCTACAACAGCGAAGTGATGCGCGAGCGCGTGATGCGCTTCGCCAAGGTGGCCGAGCAGATCACTAACATCCAACGGGCCGACCATCCCGTGAAGGATTGCACGATCCTCTTCGGCGGGGATATGGTCGAGGGCCTTTTCCAGTTCCCGACGCAGCCCTTTGAGATCGACGCCACCCTGTTTGGGCAGTTTGTCACAGTCTCCCAACTTCTCATCGACACGGTACGCGAGGCGCTCCGCATCTATGAGCGGGTCCAAGTGGTGGCCGAGTGGGGCAACCACGGTCGGATAGGGAGCAAGCGTTCCACCATCCCCAAGGGCGACAACTTCGACCGCATGTGCTACGAGCACGCTCGTCGCATGATGGCGGGCGAGAAGCGGCTCCGCTGGGAAGATTGCCCCGAGGACATCCAACGGGTGGAGATCGGCAACTATCGGGCGCTCTGTCTGCACTCCGACGAGATCGGGCGCAACGGATTCGCCGCTCCTTCCACCATCGTGAACTACATCAACCGGCTCCGGTCGGGGGCGTATCGCTGGGACTTCCGGGACGCCTACACGTTCCACTATCACACCCACGCTGAGTGGCCCCTTGCCAACGGTGAGGGCGCGATCTATCAGACGGGCTCAACCGAGAGCGACAACCGCTACGCACGTGACACCATGGCATCGTCGGCCATCCCGAGCCAGCGGCTGCACTTCGTAGACGGAGACAAGGGCCGCGTGACGGCTCAGTACAAGATTTGGTTGGCATAGGGAAGGGATAACTATCATGCGTAAGCTTCGGAAACTACTGCCCAAGACATTCTGGACCACCTACGGCAACATGGACGGCTCGCGCACGTTCACGATCTGGCGCATGTGGTTCGGTCGCTGTTACGACGTGACCCGCATCCCTGCGGGCCAGTGGGAGGCATGACCGTGCGCGCAGCTCTAGCCAAGACGTTCTCGGTATACGCCCTGCTCTCGCTGGTTGTGGGGGCGCAGGCGGCGATCCTCGTTTTCGTGCGGGGTTTCGGCAACTCCAAGGCTGACGTGATCGCGGGGTCCATCCTCGGTTTCGTCGCGCTTGTGGCGTTCGTCGGGCACACCCTACTTGCCAACTGGACGATCACCGTCCCCGGGAGTGTGGTCGGTGTGTTGACGTGGGTCAATGGGGTCGCCGTGGCTCTGGTGGCTGCGGGTGGGATGATCGTGCAGTACGTCGGCACCGTCTCACCGACGCTGACGCCGTGGGTCGCCGTGGCGCTCCAGGGTGCTGCGCTGGTTGGCTCGCTGATCGCTGGGCTGTTCACTGCGTCGGTTGCGCGTCGGGCTGCGCCGCGTGGTCTGCCGTTCGACGCGAGTGCCGCTCGGTGACCGACGAGGACCTCCCCATCATCACCCAACCGCCGCCCGAACCGGACGACGAGGACGAACAGGAAGCGTGGGGGCCTGACTGAGATGACCGAGACCGAGCGCATCCCCTCGGGGACTGAGCCGACGCCACCCAAGCCTTGCCCCACGTGTGGCCGTTGCCCAACGTGCGGCAGGGGAGACGCCCAACCGTTCTACCAGTGGACGTGGACGTGCCCAGCTCAGCCTATCGTCCCCAACGCTCAGCCCTACCCGGTGCTGCCGTGGGGGCCGTTGTACACCTACGATTCAAACACCACGATGGCACCGCCTAGCAGCGTCACTTGGACGGTGCTCTGAGGGGAGACCTGATGCAGCACTACCACGTTCTCATCAAGGAGCCTAACGGGCAGCGTCGTCTTGGCGCGTACGCCAGGAACAAGACGGCTGCGCGTTCGGAGGCTCGCATCGAGATGGAGATGACACCCGTCGGGGTGGGGGAAGGGCGGCGCGTTGCGATCGTCAAGGCGTGCAATGCCCGTGGCCTGCGATGTCTGGAAGGGCGGGGGTGATGTGTTTGGGTGGGACGAGGGGAGAACCGTGCCGCAAACGGACGTTACCCTCATGCACGACGTCGAGCACGCCCGGTGGTATCTCTGGCTAATGGAAGCCGAGAGCGCGATGACCATGGATGCTGATGCGGGCGTCCCGCCGACCGAGAGCCACGCTAGGACCCACTATCTAGCGCGGGTTGCTTGTCTACAATTGCTGGTGCGATCAGCACTTCGGGAGGGTGAGCGATGACCGATAGTTTCCCGAAGAGGGTAGCTGGCAAGCGTGGCCTCCGTGAATCCCATGAGCCGCGACTGGCCCTCTCGCGCTTCAAGCGGACGGTACGCACCGAACCTCTGCCCGCCAGTTGGGACGGCACCCACGGCATCACCGCGTGGGGCATGGAAGGCAATGACGAGTACGGCGACTGCGGGGCCGCCGCTACCGACCACTACAACATGGCGAAGGTCGGGAACGTCTCGGTGGAGGATACCCTTGGTGAGCCCAAGTACGCGGGCACCGTGGCGACGTACTTCGCCTACGGCATCGCGCAGGGCGAGCCGGGGCCGAACCCTGACGAGGGCGTGGACAACGCGACCTGGCTTGGCTTCCTGTGGAAGAACGGTATCATCGCCGGGTATGCCGAGGTGGACCTGGCCGACGTCAAGGCCGCTGCGGTGGAGTTTGGCGGGGTCCTGGTGGGATGCCTGCTGGGCGACAACGCGGAGTCCAACTTCGAGAAGGGCCTGCCGTGGGACAACCCGCCGGCGCCCGACCCGAACGACGGGCACGACATCCTGTTCATTGGCTGGGAGCCGAGCGGTTCCGTGTATGTGACGTGGGGAGCGCTCCAGCGGGCGACCCCCTCATGGCAGGCCAACAACCCGACCGACGCCTGGGTCATCCTCGACGCCAACGACCCGAGCGTGAACTGGCCGGCGCTGATCGCCGATCTGACCGCGCTGCACGGCACCGTGCCGTCTGTTACGCCGCCCGCACCCGTACCTACGCCTACGCCTACGCCGGTGCCCTCTAGCGGCTGCTGGGGGGACATCCTGCGGTTGTTCGGGCGATGACCCGGCAGACTGCGCTCATCGTCGCCGCCATGGCACTGATGCTGGCCTATGTGGTGGGCATCTTCGTCGGCTGGACTGGGGACGTGGACGCTGCCCTCCCGTGGGTTGCGCTCGCTTGTTACTTCGGTGCCCTGCTCTGAGGGTCCGCCTGATCCCCCGTGACGCGCACTACCTGGCGGAGCTACAGGCGACGGGCCCTGATCTCCCCGGCGATCTCATTGTGGACGTTCAACCTAACGGCCAGTGGGGCGATATCGAGGCTGACCCCAGCATCGTCGGGGGCATCCTCCGGGACGGAGTGGCGTGGAAGCGCTGCCCTACCTGATCGTGGCCCTGTGTCTGGTGACCCTCTGGGTAAGCGGCAGGGAGATGGATGAGCCTTCGTAGGCGCTGTCCGGGCAACGCAGAGCCGTCCCAAGGCCCCACGGACGACCCCCCGGGTCCAACGGTAGTAACGGCTGGTCTGGTGGTACACTAGATGCCAATGGACGCGGATCGAGATGCCGTGGCGCACGAGATGCTAGGGGATGGCCCCCGACGTTGGGCCGACCCGCACTCGGTGATCGCCGCCGATCTTCTCGCAGCTCGCCTGAGACGCAAGGACGGCATGATCCGGGCCTGCGAAGCCTACCACGCTGGGAAGATGCCCGCGATGCTGCGGTTGGTTGACGACTGATGGGCGAGCAACTCACCCCGAACGCTGTCGTACTTTCCCTGATGGAGTTGGGGCGGCAACTGGACGCAGCGGTCACCACGCTCCGCGAGGCCGAGATGGCGGCGGTGCGAACGCGGCACGCGGCGGACCTCGCTGAGGCCCAAGCCTACATGGAAGTGAAGGGGCCAGTCGAGGAGCGCAAGCGGGCCGCGCTGATCGCCTCCACCGAGTTCGAGGATGAGGCGCTCGTCGCGGAGGCTACGTTACGCTGGCTACGTGCCAGGATTAGGGCTCTGTCAGATCGTATATCGGTGGGCCAGAGTATGGGGGCTAGCCTTAGGGCCGAGTTGAGGGTACTTCCCTATGACACTAACGCTTGAGCCCTTTGAGATCATCGATGACCGGCCTATCTGGGAGCGTCGGCAATGGCACCGCTTTGAGGCGGACCCTGTATTCCACGCTCAGGTGGAGTTGCTCGTCTGCGTGGCTGAGGACGCCGTAGACCGGGCTGACCACGAGTTGATACCTCACTACCTGACCCCGAGGGAGATTCGAATACGCTATCTCCGGGAAGCCATCGTGAAGGCGACGTGCCCAGAGGCGTTGGGGATCATCGGTGATCCCGGCGAGGTGGTTCCGTGACCGAACCGTTCGGCTTTGAGTACGGGCACCCCCACGGGGACAGCGAGCACGACCCCGAGGAATGTGGGGATTGCTATGCCGGCGACCCGCCGTACTTCTACCTGCCCCACCAGTGTGAGGATTGGGAGATCGGTACCCCCGAGGACATGCAGCGGTTCATCACCGAGGCGCAGGATTGCCTTGCTCGTAGCGGCGTGAAACCGGAGCCTGAGCCGTGCGTCTGTATCTGCTCGATCCACCAACTCGAAACGGGCGCGCATAGCCGGAAGTGCCCGGCATTCGCCGCTGTCTCGTGGGTGCTCCGGGGCTCGGCGTTGGGATGACCAAGGCAGAGCGAGTCGCGCAGGCAGAGGTACGGGCGCTCGGAGGAGCCGACGGGCCATGACGGACACACTGGGCCTGTCCGATCTCGCGCGGCAGCGGATCAACGAACTAGCTAACAGGTATCGGGCTCGGCCTGTAGGGTTGTCGCCGCACAAGGATCAGCATAAAGGTGACGCCTGCGCCTGTCGGTGTAAGGGCGACCACTGGTGCTACTGCAATGATCGCACCTGCTGGTGCCACGTCCCGGACGACCTATGAGCCGCATTGACAAGGCCATCGCCGCCGAGATCGAGCGCGCCAAGCAGATCAAGGCATACCAGGACGAACTCGCTCACCAGGCGATCGTCCGCAAGGTGCTCGCCAAGAAGCGCTCCCTACTTTCGCCTACGATTCCGAGCCAGTCGAGTTCACCGCCTGCGGTATCGTCGGAGAAACTAGGGCATGCCTACCCCCACTGAGCGGCTCTGGATAGAGCGTCGGTGTGTGGAGTGCGGCTCTCCGATAACGGTCCTGCGGATGACGCCCAGACCGATCTGCTCGGCAGCGTGCTACGCCAAGGTTCACGCTCCCCGGCCTACGGTGTGCCACGGGTGCGGCAAGACCTACCCCCGGCCGGCCTCGCTGGTGTCGGAGTTCTGCTCGGTCGAGTGTGCTAGGGAGATCGAGTGAGCCGTACCCGTCGCTCCTCCTGGCGCCACCAGACAGTACCGCATGGGCCGACGTTCGCGGAGCCCTTCTCCGGCAACCGCATCACGGTGGGGGATGCCGCAAAGCCGCAAAGCCGCGAAGCTGCTAGGCCGTGGCGCGAGGCCCCGCCGAAGTTCCACGGAGTACGGGCATGACCCCCTCGCCGACCTACCGCACACCCCCGACAGGAGCCCGATGCTCCGGCCAGAGGGTAGGCCCCGGCCTGATCCTCGGTGGATGCAAGTCTCCCGCCGTCGTCCAGCACACCCTCTGGGGGGTGCAAGTGCTCTCCTGCGCCGCTCATTTCGAGGCGGGGGGTGGGAGCCCTTCGGCGATCCCGGTGGGGGAAGTTGCGTAGCGGTCCGCATCCGTGGTAGACTGAGGGCATGAGGCAACCCATCGCGGTCGAAGGACCAGTACGCACATTCAGAGGGGTAGTTCCCTCAGAGGTTAGGGCTGCCCGAACAGAGTTTCGGCAGCGGTACCCCGACGCCGAGATGCTCACGCCTGCCGAAGCGGTTATGTGGGTCACAGGCAAACGGGCATTCGCAGAGGGCGACGAGGTCTTCGTAGAGACGGGACGCCCATGAGACAACGTGCCCTCCCCAAGCCAACCCCGAAAGGATGCCCCGAGTGCGGGGCACAGGAGACGCGCGGAACGACCCTCCACCGCCCGACGTGCCCGAAGCGGCTCGCCACTGGTGGGATTGTTACCCGCGAGCAGGCACAGGAGATCGCGGGTTCGGCGCTGACCGACTACTTCCCGGGCACCGTAGGCTCGTTCGGACTGCGGGCCGCACCACCCCCCGAGATCCACATTCTCGACGCCGACGGGCTCTGCAAGAGCTGCGGGCGTACGTTTACGCTGGTACTCTCGCCGCCCATCTCATCCCCTCCCGCCGAACTCGGCCGCAAGGGAGGCCAGTCTCGCGCCTCCCGTCTGTCCCCTGAGCAACGGAGCGAATCTGCCCGGAAGGCCGCCAAGGCACGCTGGGGGAAAGCCGATGCCTGACACCGTATCCCGACTGAGGGAACTGCTGGCGAGGGGGACGCCGAGACCGTGGCTCCCGTTCGTGTGTCCCGAACTCGATACCCACATCAGCGCGAACGACGATAACGAACTGGCTGCCGCTGCTGTGAACGCTCTCCCGAAGCTCCTGAACGTGGTAGAGGCGGGCACCGAATGGTTGCAGCGGCATGACGCGGCCACCACGGAAGCCTTGAGCGCCTCTTGGTACACTTCTTCTGACTGTGCGAAGAGCGCCGCCGCCGCCATGGAAGCCGCGGAAACTTTCCGCGCTGCTCTAGCCTCCCTGGAGACAGAGACGTGAGCGACGTACCACGGGATATCTGCAAGGTCTACGGGCACCCTACGGTCGACGTGGAAGTGAAAGTGCCCGTGGACGTCGGGATTGCCGATTGCGTCCGCACCCTCTCCAGGCTCCCCGGCGTCTACCCGTTCGCCAGTTGTCAGGGAACGATCGGGGAAGGTGGTCAGGCGCCCTATGCGCCCTATGTCGGCATCACCTGGCGGGATGACGCGGCGCTGGCCTCGGTGCGAGTTCACTGTGACGTGGAGGTCGGGAGCGAAGCCAACCATTGGGGATACGCCCATCCGCGTCTAGCGTCCCAGGAGGACCCATCGCCGCAAGCGTAGCGGCAGGCATCCAAACGAACCGGACCACCCGCCGGGGAGAACGGCGTAGCGGAATCCACCCTAAGACCGACAGTCGGAGCGCCAGGGAGAAACGGTCCGATGCGCCGCCCCGGTGGCCGGGACGGGCACTGAGCGTAGCAGGCAAGGCTGGGCCTAGCCGGGGCTCATAACCCCAGGCATGCGCGGTTCGAATCCGCGGCCTGCCACCCTCGGAGGTTGACAACCTACCTTGACAGACCTGAACGCGATGGTTGATTTGCTACCCCCACGATGCTCTACCTGTGGAGGTGGCGGCGGGATCAAGGATGACTTCATGATCCTCGATTGCCCCGACTGTGATGCGGCAGCCCAAGCCAAGGCGACCCGGAAGCGGTGGGCTCGGGACGATCCTCGGAGGACCCCACCCGACTACTACTTGACCGGGTAGTTGAGATGGCCTGCCAGAAGTGCGGCAAGGACCACGGAGACGGATGCTCGGCCCACCGCTCACACGGCGGAGAGCCTTGCAAACAGACCCGAGGACTGACCGCCACCCAAGACGGACGCCGGATCTGCGCCACTCATGGCGGTAGGTCCCCCAACCTCAGGGCCGCAACCGAGAGCGCGAACGTCGAGCGAAAGGCGCTGCTGGCGATCCGGCGAGAGGGCGTGGAGCCCGTGGGCGATCCCGTTGAACTCCTGTTGAGCCTCACCGCTGAGGCGGCAGAGTGGCAGCGGCAGCTCCGGGAGATCGTCGCCGGCCTCTCGCTGATCCGCTACGAGGACGCCAAGGGCGCCGAGCAGTTGAGATCCGAGATCGCCCTGTACGAACGGGCGCTCGATCGAACGCAGAAGTTCGCCACCGACCTGGCCAAGCTCGGGTTGGAAGAGCGGCGCACCCGGCTGGACGAACGCTACGGAGCGCAGATCGCCCAAGTGATCCGGGGATGCCTCATCGCGCTGGGTGTCGATCCGGAGCCGTTGGCTGTCCGCGAGGTGGTCGAGGCTCAGTTGATGATCGCCGGGAGTGCGTAGCCGCTAGGCATATGCGGAGCGCTAGGCACCGCTTGGATGCGGAGCGCTACGCAGCTCTTCCAGCAGGTCTCCCAGGCACTCCTGTGCGCTTTCTTTCGTGTTGTGTGGTCCATCGTAGTCCTGGTCGTTTCGATCCACTACCCACCAAGTACCGGTGTCATGCCGGAGTAGGTGGAGGGGTCGTGGCGGCCTCAAGGCAATCAATACGGTGGCGTGGGGCTCATCGGGGTGTGCGAGGACGTGGGCCAACCACTCGTCAGCGCAGATCCAACAGACCTCGATGTAGCGCGTGTCTCCACCGCGGCGGTCTCCATGATCGCGCCCGTGGGACTTTCGGTCTGCCGAGGGATCGCCCAGTCGGCCCTCAACGGCTTTGATGCTAGTCATCGGGATCTCCATGACTGAAGTATACCACCGGCACGGTGGAAAGAGTACCCTACGGGGGATCGTTACAACACTGTGACCTTGAACCCCTGGACCGAGCGCTAGGCATCCATCTGGACGGCTCTCTCACCGTTCAGGAACCTGACCAGCCACTCTAGCATCCGGACGGCTCGGGCGGTTCCGAAGTCGTCCATGCTGTAAGAGCAGTGGTCGCTCAGGTCGCAGACTTGACCGTAGGGGTAGGCCCGGCACATCATCGGGCGCTGGGCATAGATCCCGCACCGGTTGTCGGCGAAGTGCTTGCAAGTGTGGGCGCGGCCCTTGAGGCGGACGGCCATCTCGCGAATCTGATCCCCGTCCTCATACGGCTTCTGGCCCGAGGTGCGGCGTTTCCAGTACCAGTCTTTGGGCAGGTAGAACTCGCGGCAGCAATCGCCCTGGCAAACGTTGATGAGGGCCGTGGACATTGCCTGAAGTATACCATCCCTCGAATCCCTGGACTGTCGCGGCTCGACACTTCGTCCCGCCGCTTCCACCGCGACGCTGGGCGACACCTGGCGAGCTGGCCAAGGCGCTCGACCCCGAGACGGTGCAGACGCCGGCGCTCGACCTGATCGACGCAGCCCTCGTGGACGTCGCTGAAGGGTGCTGCAACCGCCTCATCATCTCGATGCCCCCCCAGGAGGGCAAGTCCACCCGGATCTCACGGTATGGGGTGGAGTGGTGGCTACTGCGGAACCCGAACAGCCGAGTGGTGATGATCTCCTACGGGGACGACATCGCTCGGGTGTTCGCGTCTCAGGTTCGAGGGGACGTGGTTACCTTCGACGGGACGGACGGAACGATCGACCTCGGATTACGTGTCAGCCAGGAGAGCCGCGCTGCGGGACGCTGGACCCTAGCGCCGCCCCATAGGGGTAGCCTGACGGCCGTTGGCCTCTACGGGGCCATCACGGGTCGCCCCGTTGATCTGCTGGTGATAGACGACCCGGTGAAGGACTACCGCGCTGCCGACAGCGAACTCCTGAGCGAGCAGGCGTGGAACACCTGGCAGTCGGTCGCCCGACCTCGTCTCGCCCCGAACGCCCCGGTGATTGTGGTCCTGACGAGATGGCATGAGAACGACCTAGCCGGGAGGCTCTTGGCGCAACAGGCCGAGGATGCCAAGGCTGGACTTCCGCACTACGACCGCTGGATCGTGTTGAACATTCCCGCGCAGGCCGACCACCACCCTGAGCAAGGGCAATCGGACGTGCTCGGTCGGACCCCTGGCGAGTACCTGCGGAGCGCCCGAGGCAGGACCGACGCCCAGTGGGAGGCGACCAAGGCCGCCACCTCCCCTCGCATTTGGAGTGCGCTCTACCAGGGGCGCCCTTCTCCCGATGCGGGCGACGTGTTCAACCGCGCATGGTGGGTTCGCTACAGCGAGCCGCTCTGGTCGCGCGATGGCTTGGCCTACCGCATCGAGGACGGGCGCAACCTGCTCCAGTCCTGGGACATGACGTTCAAGGACACCACGGGGACCGACTTCGTGGTAGGCCAAGTGTGGGCGTACAAAGGCGCTCAGGCGTGGCTGGTCGATCAGGTACGCGATCGTATGACCTTCACCGAGACGCTCAAGGCGGTGCGGACCCTGACGGCGAAGTGGCCGCAGGCGACCGCCAAGCTGATCGAGGACAAGGCCAACGGGCCGGCGGTGATCGACAGCCTCAAGAAAGAGATAGGCGGCATCATCCCAGTCAACCCCAAGGAATCCAAGGTCAGCCGAGCGCGGGCAGTCTCACCCTTCGTCGAGGCGGGCAACGTGTTCCTGCCGACCAAGGACGTGGCGCTGTTCGACGTAGGGGGGTTCGTGGAAGAGACCGCCGGGTTTCCGACCGCTGCCCACGATGACCAGGTGGACGGCATGAGCCAAGCACTCCAGCGGATGATGCTGGGGGTTCAGATGGGCAACCTCTGGCAGCGAGAACTCGACGCATCGCCCACCGTCGTGGCTGGCGGGTGGGCGGACGTTCCCGGCGAGGGATGCCCGCAGAGTGATGACGGCAGGCACTTCTGGAACGACGGCTTCTGCGTCCACTGCCGGGCAGCCCAGAGGCCAACCGTCGCCGTGCCCAGCGGACCCGAGGCGGCGTGTAGTCACTATCGGCGGCGCAACGGCGTGTGCATGCTCTGTGGCAAGGAGGCAGCGTGAGAATCGGCCCCATGGAGATCAGCCGCGTCCACAAGGCGTCGGACTATCCGATCCCGTCGCCCGTGAACGGCACGAACGCGCCCCCGAACATCGAGCAGTCCCTACAGAATCAGGGCATGGGCTGGCAGCTTCCGTTCCCGCCAGGCCATCCGCTCTACCCGTACTTCGGCTATGGCGCGGAGCCGCGGCAGTTCGACTACCAGACCGGCGCCAACATCACCGTCCGCCCTCGGTCGGGCAGGATCTCGTTCGACACGCTCCGGGCCTTCACGACGACCTGGGACGTTGCCAGGATGTGCATCGCCCACCGCATCAACTCGATCCGTTCGTTCGACTGGGCGATCGTCCCCGCTGACGGCGAAGAGGGCGACGTCGACATCGACCTCGCCCTGCAAACTGGACGCAAGGCGATCGAGAAGCCTGACGGTAGGCTGCCTTACAAGCGGTGGCTTGCCAAGGCGCTGAACTCACGTCTCCGCTATGACGCCCTGACGCTCTACAAGCGACGGGACATGCTCGGACGTGTGATGGCGCTAGAGGTCATCGACGGGACCACGATCGCCCCGATGCTCGACTACTACGGCCGTCTGCCGGTGGGTGACGCCCCGGCCTACCTCCAGTTCGCCAACGGCGTGCCGTGGGACTGGCTGGCTGACCGGGACGTCATCTATGCGCCCTACTTCCCGCAGGAGGATTCGCCTTACGGCTGGGCGCCCATCGAGGACGTGATCGCCACCGCCAACATCGACGAGCGGATGACGCTCCACCTGTTGGAATACTGGAACACGTCGAACCTCCCCGCCGGTTGGCTGGAGGCGCCGGAATCCTGGGACGACCCCGCCAAGCTGGACGACTTCCAGGCTAGGCTGAACGCCAAGCTCATGGGCGACCAGCAGAAGAAGGTGCAGGCCCACGTCGTGCCACAGGGGACGAAGTTCACCCCGATCCGTGCCGAGGCGTTCGACGAGGAAGCCTATTTGTGGGGATTCCGCAAGGGTTGCGCCGCCTTCGGGGTGGTGCCGCAGGACCTCGGTGTCACGATGGACGTCAACCGCGCTACGGGAGAGACGCAACTAGACGTCCAGGCTCGGATCGCTGATCGTCCGATGTGTGAGGATCTCGACGGGCTCATCACCAGTTACCTCCAGGACGACCTGGGGCTGCCGGTGAAGATGCAGACCTCCTACTCGGCCGAGAAAGAGGATCGCGTCGCTGACGCCAATGTGTGGAAGATCGGCACCGAGGGCGGCGCTGTGACCGTGGACGAATGGCGCTCCGAGATGTTCGGGCTGGATGTCGATTCTGACCGGCCCGTGCCACGGTTCATCATGTCCTCTCGGGCGGGGCCGATCCCGCTGGCCAACCTGTTCGCCATCGCCGGCCCGATCAACCCCGCCACAGGTGGGCCGCTGGACACGACACCGCTGGTGGACACCGGTAAGGAGCCCTTCGAGGCTGCCGCCGGCGTGGCTCCCGGAAAGACGCTCAACACTCCCGGCGCGCTGGTCTCGACGTTCAACCCGGACGAGCCGCAGTTCCCGCAGGACGAGCTGGCGGCCACTCCCGCACCCACCACGATTGCAGCGGTGGCCAAGAGCGAGACTGCCGGCATCACGTCCGAGACTGGCCTAGTGGGCATGGACCTACTGGACGATGAGGACGACGAGGACGACCGGGTGGCAATCCAGAAGGAACTCGGCCGCTGGCGCGACTTCGCCCGCAACCGCGTCAAGACTGGCAAGCCCATTCGGCCCTTCGTCTCCACGGTGATCCCCGCCGATGTGTCAGAGCACATCACCAAGGCACTGGTCGGCTGTGCCTCTCGGGCTCAGGTGGACGCCGCCTTCGCGGAGGCCGCCAAGAGCGCAAACCCTTTCTCGCGGGCTAACCCTACTGCGGCAGTAGCCTATCCGGGATCAGTAGCGGTCAGGAAGGCCAAGCACCCCACCGACGCCCTGCTTGACCAGATCGTGGGGCACTACGCCCCGCTGGTTGGCCAGGCGCTTGCCAGTGCGTTGCCATCACAGTCTCGGCTCGCCCAGGGGAACCTGACGCCCGCCGACCTCGACCTCTCGCAGCTACAGTCGGTGCTCACGACAGCAGCGACAGACGCCTGGGTTGGCGGGGCGCTGATCGCTGCGGCCACGGTTCCAGCGAAGGTCACCAAGGCTGGCCCGACTAACCTCAGCGCCAACCAGCAAGGCAGCCTGCCTCCGAGCATGGCTGACACCGACTGGGGAGCATGGACACCCGGATGGGCTGGCGCGGCGGCCACGATCAGCGACCCTGGCCTAGACGCGGTGCTCTCGGGCCTCGGGTTCACCCTGAAGGGCATCGCATCCTCCACCATCGACCAGATCGGCTCCCAGATCGCCCAGGGGGTCGCCTCTGGCGCCTCGATGGATTCTATCGCCATGGGGCTCCGGGATTCGGTGGGCGGTGACGCCTCGCGAGCCTACACCATCGCTGACACCGAATGCGCTCGTGCCGCTCAGTCCGCGAGTATGCAGACCTACGCCGCGAACGGGATCGAGATGCTCGACTGGCTCGTGGCGGATGATCCCTGTGACGACTGCCAGGCGAACGCCGACGGTGGCCCGTACACGGTAGACGCGTTCCCGGACCTGCCGGAGCATCCTCGCTGCCTACCGGGCTGGGTCAGAGTAGTACCGCCCCGAGGTGAGGTTGCGCCGCAGGCGTCCACCGAGCGGGATTTTGTCGGGGATCTCGTCGTCATCGAGACCGCCCTCGGCCACGAACTCTCCGCCACCCCGAATCACCCGATAGCGACCCCGGAAGGTTGGGTCGCGGTGGGTGCGCTCCAGGTAGGCCAGTACGTCCTCAGCAGCACCGGCCTGGAGTGGACGGGGTCCCGTGACCCAGATGTAGATCACGTTCCACCCACGATCGAGCAGGTAGCGCAGGCGCTTCCCGTGGTGCTTGTACCGATGCCAACCGCCCCCGAGGACTTCCACGGCGATGGGACCAACAGCCAGGTCCACGTTGTACGGGCCAATCGCCAGTTGGGGGACCATCGCATCCCCGACCACGCGAGCCCGGAGCATCTCGAACAGGATGACCTCGACCGGCGAGGTGTTGGAGCGATGAGCCTCGACGCCCAAAGCGCGTGCCCGACGAACCTCGTCGCTCCAGTGGCAGCCTCGGACGGCGGCGTGGGCGGCATCGGTGAGCCGTTGACGCTCCTCGGGGCTGGTGTTGGCCATGCGGACCACCATGCCCTCGCGACGACCCCTAGGGGCGACGCCCCGCGCCAAGAGCAGACGGCGGATGGCTGTGCGGCTGACGCCGCAGGATTCTGCGAGCGCCTTCTCGCTCTCTCCGGCGACGTAGCGTGTGATCAGCTTGTCCGGGTCGTCCGGGTCAAATTTACGGGCCAAGTCTACAACCTCCAAACGGCGGCAGGGTGGTACACCGCCAATGGCATTATAACACACAACTGCCGGTGTGCATCGAGCCCGAACATCGAATCGCTGACTGGCGGCACCTCCGACGACACCACCGATGACACAGACCAGGGAGAGGACAATGAGTGACGTAGCGGCCCGAGTGGCCAAGATGACCGAGATGCGTTCGGGGGTCCTGACCAGCGACCCACTGCCCTGGATTCTCGTCCAGTCGTGAAGCCCGAGTTCCGGTTTGAGATCGTCTGCCGTGACCACGGTGGGTGCGAGTTCACCCAGCACATCACCGCTACGGACGTCGAGAACGTCAACGGCAAGCTGATCCTGCGGATTGGCAAGCGGAAGGTCGCCATCTTCCCGCCCGACCTCTGGGTCAGTTACAGGCCACTCTAGGAGACGCGATGTTCTGTTCTCTCTGCGGCCAGGTGATGCCGGTCATTGCGGCCGCCGTTGAGCCTGAGCCCGTCCCCGACGAGGCTGTCGTCACGAAGCGGTTGTCTGTGCCCGAGAATCCTAAGCGCTACGTCTGGGGTGTCGCGTATCCCTCTGAGCGCGCAGACGGCCACCACGAATGGATGAGTGCCGACGAACTGGAGCGGACCGCTTGGGACTTCTGCCGCAAGGGTCGCCGGATCGGCTTCTATCACGCGGACGGGACGATGGGTCACGGGACGGTCGTGGAGACGGGCATCTGGCGCGGCCCAGACTGGGAAACCACCGACATATACGGCAACTCCCAGGTCATCAAGACCAACGATTGGACGATGGGCATTGAACTGGACAGCATCGGTTTTGAGCAAGTCGTCGGCGAGAACGCGGACGGGCTCAGTATGGATGGTGTTGCCAAGAGACGCATTCGGCGCTTGCCGACTGGGGATAACTGATGGATGACGAGTTCGGCCTGACCGACGAGGAAGAGGAGCCGATCTTCAAGGAGATGTTCGCCGCCGACATCCCCCGCATGGATCTCGTGAAAGGACCGGCGTCGGGGATGCTCTTCACCATCATGAAGTCCAACGACCCGCAGGACCCACTCAGCATCGCGCTGATGAAGCGTCCCCCGCAGCACCCCTCGCTCGTCGCCAAGGCGGAAGCTTCGGCGGCAACACAGAACGATCACCCTGACAGCGACTTCGCCTACATCGAGCCCGGCGGCACGAAGGACGAGAGTGGCAAGACCACGCCGCGGTCACTGCGGCACTTCCCCATCTATGACGCGGCGCACACCCGGAACGCCCTGGCCCGTGCCCCGCAGAGCCCGTTCGGAGACAAGGCCATGCCGAAGATCAAGTCGGCAGCCAAGAAGTTCGGCATTGACGTGTCGAAATCACAGGAGAAGCTAATGGCCAACCCCATTGAGGCGCCATTGGCGCCACCCGTGGAGCCCGTTACCAAGGCAGACGGCGATCCCGACCTGGACGCTAGCACCATCGTGGTCGAGGACGGAAGCCCAGTTGACGCTGGCACGCCCGGCTCGGAGAGTTGGGAGAACGTCGATGCGGCCACCGCCCAGAAGTGGACGGCCATCCTGGGACGCGCCAAGCTCGCCCTAGAGTATCTGGCCGATCGCGAGGGACAGGAGGTGGCCGTCGGAGAATCCGAGGCTGCCGACAACGCCTGGGATCTGGAGGACGCCTCCTCGGCGATTGACTTCGCCATCGGGGTGCTCGCGTCCTTCGCCGTTGGCGAGACGACCGAGGCTGAGCTTGCCGCTGACGGCGGGGTCATCAAGGCCATGCAGACCTTCCCGCTGACCGCTCTGGAAACCGTCGAGGGGGCGTTTGCCGTCAAGAAGGCCGGCCGCGTCCTGTCTGGCGCCAACGAGCAGGCCATCCGGGACGCCATCGCGTCTCTTACCAACGTACTCGCCACTCTACCTGCGGCCCCCGTCGAGGACGCCGTTGTGAAGGCCCAGGAGGTGCCCACCTTGCCCCAGACGCCCAATGAGCCGCTGATCGCGGCATACGACCTCTCGCACGCTCCCATCGGCGTGACGGTGGCATCCAAAATGCTCTCGTTCGACCAGGCCAAGGAACGCGTCACCAAGGCCAAGGGTGACCCGATGGTTGCCTGTTACAACGCCAATGGCGACCTGATCGGCGTGGTGGACCCGGACGACCTCGTCACCACGGCTGCGGGGAAGCCCGCTGAGACTGCGGATGCTCCTGCGCCGGCTGACGGCGATGGTGCCCAGGCTCCGACCCCTGACGAGGCCGATGCGGCCGCGGCCAACGCTGCGACTGCCGCTGCGGCACCTACGGCACCCGTGGCCCCCGTGGCCAAGGCACTAGACAACATGGCAGAGACGGTCCGTAAGGCCGTGGCCGATGCGATCGAAGCAGCGGAAGAGGGCCACCAGAAGGTGGTCAAGTCGCTGGAGGATCGTTTGGTCAAGGTGGAGACCAGCCCTGCCCCCGGTGGACCGCTCCTGAGTGACCGCCCGCACGGCGGACCCGAGAGTGGCGCACATCTTCGCGACCAGGGAGCCGGATCGAACCCGGCGCTGGAGTTGGTGGAGAAGCAACTTGCAGTTGCCACCGACCCCTCAGAGCGGACGCGACTTCAGAGGCTCGCGTTCCTCGAAACCCTCAAGCCGCGCTACCAGTAAGCCTCCCGCCCCACACCTAAAGGAATCTACTTCCACATGGACCTCCAGAACATCAGCGAAGAGACCATCGGCTCGGTCAAGAAGGCCCTGAGCACCACCGGCTGGACTTCCGGCCTCGGTGTCGTCGGCTATGACCTCGGCCCCGTGGTCTCCCTGCTCCCGAAGTTCACGCCCCTGCGTGACCAGCTCCCCCGCGTCAACTCGACCGAGGGCGCAAAGTTCACGGTTTGGCGTACTCTCCTCAACGTCCTCAACTCGCAGCCCTCGATCTTCCCCGGCTACGACACGGCAGGTAACATGGTGGTTGTCGATGAGATCGACAGCTTCTCCAACTACGTGCCGATCGAACTGAAGGGCATGATCACCCAGGACTCGATCGACATCGCCCATGGCTACGCCGACGCCCACGCGCTCATGGTCGCCCAGGTTCTCACAAACCTGCTCAACCTTGAGGACCGCGCCCTCGGCTGTGGTGCCCAGAACTACGCTCTGCCTGCGATCGGGACCGTCGTGGTCTCCGCGGGCACCGCAACTAACGGCATCTCCGGCAAGACCACGGGCGGCTCCATCGGCTCTGCCGCCAGCGTCAACGTGAAGTGCCAGCCCATCTCGGGATGGAACTACTACAACGGCGGCTCTGGCCCCGCTTCGGCTAATGCCACCTTGACCACTGGTAGCACCAGCTCCGCCAACGCGGTCGGCGCCTTCGTGCCTGCCGTCAAGGGTGCTGTCGGCTACCACTGGTTCGTCGGCTCGTCCAGCGCGAACCAGGTCTACTTCACCACGACCACGACCAACACGGTCTTGATCACGAGCGTCCCGTCGACTGCTCAGGCCCTCCCGACCTACGAGGTCCCGGACCTCTACCCGGTCGTGCCGACCCTGAGCACCGTGGACACCTCGTACTCGACCCTCGTCTTCAACTCGATGCTCGCCACCATCCTCGGTGACTACGGACCTTCCGGTGTTGTCACTCCTGGACAGGGGACCGGCTCGGGTGCGACTTGGGTCTCGGCAGACGGTGCCACGCTGAGCGTGAACGGGTCGAGTGTTGCGCTGTTCGATCAGCTCAACCTCTCGATTTACAACGCGATCAAGCAGTCGCCGACCGCCTACATGATGAACGCCCAGCAGGCGTCGGACCTCGGTGGTGGATTGCTGGCCAGCCCGGCCGCAACCCTCTACCTCCAGCCGAACGGTGATGGACGTTCCAACATCTTCGCGTCTGGTTTCATCGGCACCTACCTCAACAAGGCGCTGAGCGGTGCTTCGATCCGGATCGAAGTTCACCCGAGCGTTCCCCCGGGAACCATCATCGCCAGGTCCGATGTCCTGACGAACGTCCCCGGCTCGGATGTCGGCAACGTCTTCGAAGTCCGCACCCACCGGGACTACGCTGAGTTCCCCTACGCTGCGACGGACATGCCGTCCAGTGGCCCGAGCGGCCCGCGTGAGATCTGGGGCATTCGGTCCCTGGAGACCCTGGTCAACCGCGCTCCCTTGAGCTGCGGCGTGATCTCCAACATCGCGGCTTCGGAATAACCTGAAATGATCGGGTGAGGGCCGCTGGCCTTTAGCCCGGACAACGCCGTGGCCCCGAGGCGTCAATATCGGGGCACTCTTTCTGGGAGGGAAGCGTTGCGCGTCGTCTGTCCCTTCACGGGCATCTACCCGCAGGTAGACGCCGCTCTCAACACCTACGCTCCAACATGCGAGCGCATCAAGGTTGCACGGTGTGATCTCCCCGCCGACTGCGGGATCATCAACTGTAACGACCAGCGTAGGCACTGCCACCACCGGGAGTGTGAGGACGTCTATTTCGACACGGTCGCTGCCCTGTGGAGTGGCGGCGAGGACTTCATGCTCATTGAGCACGACATCGAGATCAGGGCGGGCGTCGTCGAGGAGTTGGCCGCCTGCCCCGAGCCGTGGTGCCTGTTCCCGTTCCCCGGGCCAGGGTTCAGCGCTGAGGGTGGCAACCTCCTGACGATCTCGCTGGGATGCACTCGGTTTCGCTCCGAACTACTCGCCGCGCAGCCTGACCTCATGGGAGCCGTGGACGGACGCTGCCAAGTTCATCGCAGCGGGAGCACCCGCGACTGGCACCGCCTCGACGTGACGATGGTGTCGGTACTCCGTGAGCGCGGGTATCCTGACCCTCACGTCCACACGCCCCCCGTGATCCATCATCACATGTACCCCTTCGAGGGATGCGCTTGTGGCGATCCTGACTGCCGACCGCCCGCAGAGTGGCACGTCACGCGGCCATGACTCCTGCCGTTACCGTCCTGCTGACGTCCTACAACCGCCCGCAGTACCTGTCCCGCGCCATCCAGTCCGTCCTCGCTCAGACGTTCACCGACTGGGAACTCCTGATCTTGGACGACGGCTCCGACAACACGGCGGAGACCCTCCAGAATGTAGAGCGGTGGGGCGACCAGCGTATCACCGTCCACGTCTTCCGCCCAACCCTCGTCGAAAGGAAGGCCACCTGTAGGTACGCGACCCTCATCAACTGGGGCGCGGCACACACGACGGGCGAGTACATCACCTACCTCTGCGACGACGACTGGTACCTCCCCTCCCGACTGGAGCGCATGGTGGCGCTCTTAGAGACGGGCAAGGACGTGGTGTACGGAGCGCAGGAGATGTGGGAGGACGGCAGGCTGTTCGGGGTTCGCCCCGCCTCTGCCGTCCTGGCCAACGCCAACTCACGGGTAGACCAGAACTCCGTCATGCACACTCGTCGAGCCTTCGATGCGGTGGGGGGTTGGGACGACCGGGCGATGGTCTGGCGGTTTGCGGACGCCTTCTTTTGGGATCGCCTGACGTCTGCGGGGTACCTGTTCCACCCCGTACCACTTAGCCCCACGGACGCCAAGCTCTACCACGAAGAGTGCATCGACCGCAGGATGAGACGAGGGGAGACCCCGTGGACTATCGCCTGATCCCGATCATCATCAACTGTCGCGACCGCGTTACCGACCTGTCCGCCCTGGTGGATTGGTTGGAGCTCGCGGGGCATCAGCGGATCGTCCTGCTCGACAACGATTCCACATGGGAACCACTGCTCGACTACTACGCCCGCACTCCCCACGAGGTGGTACGGATCGGCGCCAACCTCGGGCATCTGGCGCTATGGGAGAGTGGTCGCGTCCCGGATGAGTGGTTCGTCTACACGGACCCCGACATCATCCCCGCTGAGACGTGCCCCCCAGACCTCGTGATGCACCTCTACGCGGCGATGCTGGGATGGCCCGGACGGGTCAAGGCCGGACCGGGGCTGAAGATCGACGATATCCCCGCGCATAACCTGACGTGGGACGTCTCGGAGTCCGCCGAGACCGCATACTGGGCACCAGAGCGCGAGGTCGCCATGGGGCTGTTCGACGCCGCCATCGATACGAGTTTCGCCCTCTACCGCCCCACATCCCGCTTCGCCCTCGCGCCGGCCCTCCGTTGCGGCAAGCCCTACGTGGCCCGGCACATGAGCTGGTATGCCGACACCCTCAATCCCACGGAGGAAGAGCGGTACTACATCGCCCACGCCTCGGGGTCGTCCACCTGGGCACTCTACCTGAAGGAACGTGGGCTCGCCTGAAGTGATCTCCCTGCTCTGCCCCACCCGCGGCCGCCCCGATAATGTCGTGAGGATGCTCGACAGCGTGGTGGCCCATGCGAGTGCCGAGTACGAAGTGGTTTTGTACGTCGACGACGACGACGCGAGCATGGCCGACTTCCACGCTGACGCCAAGATAGTGCGAGGCCCACAGCGTACCCTGTCGGATTGTTGGAACGCCTGCTGGTGGGAGGCCAGCGGCGACATCTTCGGCATGATGGGCGACGATGTAGTCATCGAGAGCACAGACTGGGACGGCATGGTGCGCAGGGCGTTCGAGGCTGTGCCTGACCGCATCGCGTTCGTCTATGGGACGGACGGGTTCCGCAACGGGGAACATGGCTCGCACGGTTTCGTCCACCGCAACTGGACCGACGTGGTGGGCAGGTTCGTTCCTCCGTACTTCGCGGCGGACATGTGCGATACCTGGCTCAACGACGTGGCTAAGGCTATTGACCGGCGAGTGTACCTACCGGAACTCCTGACCACGCACCTTCACCCGGCGAAACCTTCCCTCGGGGTGGAGATCGATGACACCTACCGATTGGGCAACGAACGCCGATCGGTCCAGAACCAGTACGACCTCTATGACACCTTCGCAGCCGAACGGGCGCGCGAGGTGGATCAACTCAGGGGGGCGATGGTGTGAAGCGAGTGCTCATCACTGGGATCTCGGGATTCATCGGGCAAGCCCTCGCCAAGCGGTTTGCGGGTACCTACGAGATCCACGGGGTGTACGAATCTGCCGCTTCGACGGTCAAGAACGTGGGCGACCGCAAGTACGTCGTGAACCTCACCAACCATGCCGCGATCGAGCAAGTGATCCGTGAGGTTCAACCCCACGTCGTGATCCACCTGGCCGCCAAAAGCGAGGTGGCGCTATCCTTCGACAATTACGTCCAAGTGTCGGAGGTGAACTACGTCGGGACGGTGAACCTGGCCGAAGCCAACCGGAAGCACAATCCGAACCTGGAACTGTTCTGCATGGCATCTACGATGGAGACCTACGGGCACCACCGCAGAGAGGACGGCCCATTCACCGAGGACACGCCCCAGTACCCGATGGCTCCGTACGCGGTCGCCAAACTGGCCTGTGAGAAGTACCTGGGGTACATGGAGTACGCCTACGGTTTCCCGTCCGTCATCCTGAGGCAGACCAACGCCTACGGCAGGACGGACAACGCTTTCTTCATCGTCGAGCGGATCGTAACCCAAATGCTAACGTCCGAAGTCTGCAAGTTGGGGGACCCCGAGCCCTATCGTAACTTCCTCTACATCGACGATCTGGTGGACATCTACGCGCTAATGGTGGCAGAGCCATCCAAGGTGCGCGGGCAGACCTTCGTCACCGGACCATGCAACGCGATCACGATTCGCGAGCTGGCCGGCATTATCCGCGAGAAGCTCCGCTGGGACGGCAAGATCGAATGGCACACCCAACCTCGCCGTCCGGGTGAAATCTACTACCTGGAATCGGACGCGGCGAAACTGAAGCAATATCTTGGGTGGGAACCGAGGACCAGTCTGTCGGAGGGGCTCGATCGGACGATCGAAGTCTGGCGGCCATCCGCATAGTCCTTCCGTACACCCACATCGCCCCCGGTGTCCGGGATGCTCTGATGACCACGGGTTGGTCCTGGGACGAGTTCGACGTCTCGGGGTCAGACGAGGCATACTGGGCACTCCTTCGTGACCTCTGGGCAGAGCGAGAGACGTTCGTCGTCGTCGAGCATGATGTCCTGGTCCGGCCCGACACGTTCGATGAGTTAGAAGCCTGCCCCGAGCCCTGGTGCGGCTTCCCAGTTCCCTACCTCGGCGGAGAGTACCCCGGGATGGCGTGCGTGAAGTTCAGCGCTGAGATCATCGCAGCGTGTCCCGATGCGCTTGACCGCGCCGGCGCCATGAGCAACGGCAACCATCCACCAAAGCACTGGTGTACTACCGACCACTTCCTCCAGCGGGTAGTGCTACCCCTGACGGGTCACCGCCAGCACGTCCACCATCCCGCTCTTGGGCACTATCGCGACTACGGTGAGATACCCCAGCCGAGCCACGGGTGCTGCGGCTCTCGCATGAAGGAGACTGCGTGACGCCCGCCATCTTCACGAATCCCAATACGACAAGCCACCCGACCGTGGTGCCCTACGTCTCGGTGGACGACTACACGAACGCGCCGACCTCGGTGGACACGTCGCAGCTTATCCCCGGCGGGACAGCGCAAGCCAACCTCGTCGAGCTAGGCAACGTGATCCGGCGCGCATCGTCGTGGGCGGACAACCTCTGCTTCCAGATCCTCGCCGCGACCCTAGACACGCAGTCTACCCCCGGCGCCGTGCTGGTGAAGGGGGACGGGCTCATCTCGCTGGTATGCGACTTCTGGCCCGTGCTGGAGGTGGACAGCCTCTCCGTGGGTACCCGCCCGACGAGGCTCGGCGCTCTCATGGACGACGCTGATATGTGGCCTGTGGGCCGGTCGGTCATCGAGGCACGGGTGGGGGGCGTTGGCGGAGCCTGGCCCGGCAGTCGCGTCTACGCTCAGTGGACCTACTGGAACGGTTGGCTACACGCCACCCTTTTGTCCAGCGTCGGCGCTGCGGTGCAGTCCCTCCCGCTGAGCACCACGCTCCCCGCCGCCGCTGCCAACCAGACGCTCATCATCTGGGACGGGGCGGACACCGAGGCGGTGACCGTGTCGGCCACGTTCACGGGCGGCACCTTGCTCCCCCTGACCGCGCCGACGCTCTACGCTCACGCGAACGTCACCCTGCCTCACTCCACATGTGTCTCGGGTCTGGAGGACGCTGCCCGGCAGGCGGTGTTCTCCCTGACCTCGTGCCTCATCAAGACGCGCGGGACGGCCGCCATCGTGGCAGAGAGCATTGGCGCAGCGCCGAGCCGAGAGGCGCTCATCGAGAGCGGCGGGTTGGAAGATTTTCAGGTGGCTGTGGACCTGCTCGACCGTTACAAGCGGGTCGCCTAGATGACCAACCCCGGGCAGGCTGTCGCCCGTGCAGTGATCGTCAACTGGTTCACCGCCGCGAACATCCCCGGGATGGCGGCGATCCATCGCGCCAAGCCCAAAATCATCAACGGGCAGGATTTCAACCTCGCGTCGGGGAACGGCTCGGGCTGCATCGTCGTGGTGCATCTGACGGGGGCTAAAGAGAACCGCATTGCCGTGGGCGGGGCCACGTCGGGCGAGAAGTTCGCCAAGTACGACCTAGCCCTCCAGGTGTTCTGTCGGAGCCTGAACCCCGACGCCGAAGTGGCACAGGACTACCAGGACGCGGTCATAGATGCCATCTACGCCCGCTGGCGGGCTGACCGCACGTTTGGTACTACACCATCCAGTTACAACGGCTCCAACGCCACCGTCTGGCAGGCAGGCGAGGGTTCGGCGGGGATCACCTACGAGCAGGATGAGTTGGTCCTAGACGGCCAGACGTCGTGTATCGACGCCGTGATCCGCGGCGAAGTCTGGCTCTACATAGCAGCGTGAGGACGCCATGACATTGCGAACCAAGGCGGCGAAGAAGACCGCCAGCATCAAGAAGGCGGCCACGGCGAAGCGCGCCACCACCGCAACCAAAGACCGGCGCACCGCCGCCAAATAGGAGGACACCCGATGCCCTACCCAGCCGCTAGGCAATGGCTCGGAATCAGCGCGGCCGAGAACCCGCGAGGAACCGCAGCTTCCGCTCTGTACTACGTCCCCGTCAAGTCCCCCGCATGGGAACCCCAGATCAACGAGATGCTCGACAGCGGGCTCCGTGGTCAGATGAGCGTCAACTACGACCAGATCGCTGGTTTGCGCTACGACAAGATGGGTTTCGACTGCGACGTCTACGCCGACAGCTTCGGCTCCTTCGTCCGGGGGGTCTTGGGCTCGACGGACACCGTCACTGGCACCACTGCGCCGTACACGCACACTCTCGGCCTGCTCAACACCGGCACCGGCCAGCCGCCATCCTACACGCTCGACTACTTCGACGGCATGGAGATTCAGCAGATGGCTGCCTCGCAGGTGGACAGCCTCACGGTCAAGTTCGATTCAGGTGGACTGCTCACCGCGAGCCTAGCCTACGTCTGCAACCCCGCGACGATCATCACCACCGCAACCAACACCCCGACCGCCCTAGAGGCTGTCGCGGGGTGGAACTGCGTCGTGAAGGTTGCTGGTAGCGCGATCACCAAACTGGTGGACGGCGAGATCGACTTCAAGCGTGGCACCAAGCCCATCCCGGCGATCATGGGAGCGGCGACGTACTACCAGAACTGGGCCGGTCCTCTGGACACCGCAGGAAGCAAGCTCACCGTCATCATGGAGACGGACGCCGAGCTGAACTACTTCCTCAACAACACCAAGGGCACGGCGCTGGACCTGAAGTTCACCGACCCTGGTACCAACACCGTGGACTTCCACTTCTCCACCGTCGGCTGGAAGGTCGGCAAGAAGAACCCCGGCAAGGACTGGATTGAAGTGGACCTGGAGTGGTGGGGCATTCCGAACAGCACCGACGTGGTCACTGGTGGCGGCGGCGCGCTGTCCCCGGGAACCGTGACCATCACCAACTCAGTCGCAACGTACTAGATCGCAGACGGGAAGGGAGAGACAATGCGCCAAGAGACAATGCCAGATGGTGGTTGGGTCAGCCTGCGCGAGAGGGCGGACATGCGCGTCAAGCATCGCAGGGCCATCAACTCAGCGAGCATCCATGCTTTGCAGGCGATCCGCAAACTGCCGAGCAACCTGCCGACTGACGGCAAGGCGCTGACGGCGGCCGACCTCGAAAAGATCGACATGAACGATCTGAACCTCAGCGAAGAGGAGGCCGACGCGCTCCAGCGGGTGCAGGAGGCGGCCATCTGGGCGCAGCTTGCTGGGTGGTCGTATGACGAGCCGTTGCCCGTCACGTCCGCTGACGTGGGCGAGATGAACGGCGACAGGTACGACGCGCTCGCGGAGCTGACCCGTGGATTGGCTGCGGACATCGTCAACGGCGTGGACTTCGCGCCGCCGAAGGAGGGTCCGATCAGCAAACCCGGAAACCCTACTGGGAAGCGCGCCGGCTCCGCAACGCGCTCCTAGGCTCTGGCGGGGACATCGACCCCGAGGTGTCGGTGCGGTACGACGAGTTCCGCGTCCGCAAGCTCCTCCATCTGACGCACGAGGAATACCTAGAGGAGCCGTTGGATACCGTGGACTGGACGTTGAAATTCGCCCAGGTCGAGGCGGAAGCGGAGGCCGAGAAGAACAAGCGGGGGTGATTCCATCGAAGGTGTGAGCGAGTTCGACGCGGCCATTCAGGTGCAGATCAAGGCATCTCGTGAGGCTGCGGTACAGTTCGTGGGTAAAGCGGGAGCCCTCGTGGTGGCGTTCTCGCAGAAACACGCCTATGGCGGACGGCCCAGTTCGATCAACCGCAGTTCGACTTATGCTCGGTCCTTCCACACCGAAGGCCCGAAGGACGCGAGCCCAGGCGTGGTCTACTCCGAATCTGGCCCGTCGGTGATCTACTCCCGACGGTTGGACCTCGGGTACATGAACATGACGGACAGCCTCGGGCGAACGTATCACCAGATTCCCTACCCCGCGTTGGCCCCTGGCGTCAAGGATGCGACCGTTCCCATCTCTAACCTAGCCGAAGCCATGTTTGGCGCTGCATTGGGGGGCTGATAGATGGGCATGCTTCCCCCGCTGATCCAGCAAATCCTCGCGGATACGACCGATTACAACGCCAAGCTCACTGAGGTACAGGCGAAGGGCGAAGAGACCGCCGAATCCTCCGAGGCGTCGGCCGAAGAGACAGGCAACGCATGGGCGAAGGCGGGGCTAGTTGTCGGCGCGGCGGTGGTTGCCATCGGTGCGGTCGCGGTCGACCTGGCGATGAAGTACCAGTCGGCCACGGCCAACCTCGCGGCCAACGCGGACATCTCCTCAGCGGCGGCTACGAAGATCGGTAACGCCTTCCTGGGGCAAGCGTTCACCACGACGTTCTCCGCCCAGCAGACGATGACCGCGTATGCCGCCGTTGCTGGGCAGATGGACCTCGTGGCAGGGCACGCGCTGACGGCACAGCAAGCACTGACGTTCATGAAGACGGCGCAGGACTTGGCCGAGGCGTCCGGGACTTCTCTGGCCTCCGCTACGTCCGACCTGTCCAAGACGATGCAGGCGTTCGGTATCCCGCTTTCGGGCGCCACGGCCGCGACGAACGATCTGTTCAACGCCGCACGGGACACCGGGCAGAGCGTGGACACGTTCTCCGCCAGCATCGACAAGGCGCGGGCCTCGATGGGGGCTGCGGCCCCTCCCCTGAGTGCCCTTTCGGGCTTGGTGGTGGACCTGGCCGCGCACGGTGAGACCGGCAGGCAAGCGATGTCCGCGCTGAACTCTGCGTTCACTGGGATCATCACCCCCACCGCTGCGGTGACGGCCGCACAGCAGGCGATGGGCGTCTCGTTCATCAACGCCAAGACGGGCGGCCTCGACCCTCTCAGCCAGATATTCACCGAGCTTCAACCTAAGCTCGCAGGGATGAGCGCCGCACAGGCGGACGCTACCCTGAAGTCGCTAGGGTTTGGCTCCGCATCGTCCAAACTGGCCGAGACGATCCAAGCTGGTCCCGCTGTACTTGCCGCCTACACGGCACAGGTTGGTGCCGCCGGGTCTGCACATGTCGCCGCCGCAAAGAACGCCGACACCATGGAGGGGTCTGTCAAGACCCTGGAGAGCGGCGTCGAGGATCTGCTGACGCAGCTCGGGCAAATCCTCATCCCCGTGCTGAAGAACGTCGTGACCGCGGTTGATAACGTGGTGACGTTCTTCGACAAGAACCACACCGCCGCGTTGGTCCTCGCCGTGGTCATCGGCGGGCTCGTCACGCTCCTGACGGCCTTTGCAGTCGTCACCGCTGCGTCGGCCGTCGGCACGGCAGCAGTAACGGTGGCCACGGCCGCATGGAGCGTTGCGACGGGAATCGCCGCCGCCGCAACAGGTGTGGCGTCGGTGGCCGTTGGTGTGTTCAACGCGATCATGGACGCTAACCCGATCGCCATCGTAGTGCTCGCCATCGTGGCGCTCATCGCCATCATCGTTCTTCTGGTCACCCACTTTACCCAGGTCGCAGACGTTGCCAAGACTGTGTGGAACGCAATCAGCGGAGCGGTCGGGGATGCCGTGGGCGCCATCGTGGGGTTCGTCTCCGGGATGATCAGCAAGGTCGTCGGGTTCTTCACTGCGCTGCCCGGGAATCTCCTGAACGCCATCGCGGGGCTCTACAACACCGTGGGCGGGTTCCTGTCGGGCGTGTGGAATACGATCACCTCCGACGTGTCCAAGTTCATCGGCGGGATCGTCAACTTCTTCATCGACCTCCCCGGCAAGATCGCCGGTGCCATCGGGTCCATGGTGTCGGCCGTCCTCGCCAAAGTCAAGTCGGCCGCGAACAGCATTCCCGTCATCGGCGGGGCGCTGTCGGCCATCGGGCTGGCGACGGGCGGCATCGTGACCAAGCCTACCCTTGCCCTCCTAGGTGAGACTGAGACGGAGTACGTGCTCCCTGAGAGCCAGTTGAAGTCTGGACGGGCGAGCGTCCAATCCCTCGCCGCCCTATCTGGGCAGGCGCCCGTTCGCTCCCTTGCGACCACAGGGGGCTCTGGCGGGGGCGGGGGTGTCACCATCGGGCAACTGAGCATCCCTGTGACCGTCCCGCCAGGGACGACCCCCCAGATGGCCCAGAGCGTCGGCACGGCCGTCCAGAACGCGGTCCAGACCGCCATGGCACAGGTTGTGCGGCAACTCTCAGCGGGGGTGTACCACCCATGATCCCCACCCAACCAGTAGACTACGCTCCGGAGTGCCCGAGCTGCCACATGGGGCTGTACCCGATCGTGCTCGACCCCGACAGCGCCCCGTGGTTCTGCGCCCGGTGTCGTCGGTCCTGGTGGGTGGCGGAGCTTCGGGAGCACGCGGCCTACCAGCCAGCGAGGGACGACTTCGGCTTCGGTGAGGGGCAATGGGCGATCGACCGTGCCGTGGAGACGGAGCGCCAAGAGGCTCACACGCGGGGGTCCTCCTGCCGTCCCGACCAACTCTCGCTCCTGTCCACCCAACTGGACTGGCTACAGGCCGCTCAGTCGGTGCTAGATCCCGAGTTCCACGCCCAGGTGGTCCGCGAGGCTACCCGCAAAGGGAAAGCCCCACCCCCCGAAGAGGGTAGGGCTTCCAAGACCCGGAAGCGAAAGTTAGGCGCGGCGGCGAATGTAGGCTCCCCCGAAGGCAGCCCCGCCGCAGATCAGAAAGAACAGCACAATCCCGAAGGGCAGTAGCCACCCGTTCCCGCCTGTACCCGTGTGAGAGGACGTCGGGGCGAGGCCCGCGTCAGCCGTGGCGGTCGGGCTTGCACTGGGAGTGTCGGTCGCAGACGGTGAGACCATCGCTGTGGCGGCTGGTGTGGCCGTAGAGGACGCCGAGCCCGTCACGGGCGCGGTGTACCCCTGAGAGCCCCCAGAGCCGCTAGGCCCGCCCTGCGAGCCCGTCCCAGCGGGGATGGCCGTGTGGGCGCCCTGTGGCGTCACGGTACCCGTAGCCGCACTTGTGGGGGCTGACGTCGCAGCGGGAGCGCCCGCAGGAGTATCGGTAGGTGGTGCGGCGGGCGTATCCGTAGGTGGGGCGGTCGCCGCTACTGGGGTCGGTGTGGCCACCACACAGCCGGTTGGGACGTACAGGGTAACGGTCCCAGGGATCGCCGCCGGGCCGGGCCACTCGTACAACATGACCCGGAACCAATCCCCATAGGTCGCCGTGGTGGTGCTCCAGATGTCGCTCGGATCGAGTTGGCTCAGGGGGACGGGGCCACCGTAGTCGGCGTTAGGGTCGGTGTCCGAGAGAACCACGGAGCCGTCCTCACCGACCTCGACCCCGATCTCGTTGGGGTCCGAAACCGTCCACCCGGTCACGTAGGCTGTGACGGTGTAGGTGCAGTCGGCATTGGCGACCGCCGAAATCTGAGCCGTGGTGGGGTCGGGCGTGTTCGCAAAAGCGACGGTTGACGCGCCCAGCGCGACCGCCGCCGCCACGATCCCCGCCGCTCCGAGTTTCCGCATCCTCATGGTCATGTCCTCCGTGTCCTGTCCGAACGCTTCTGAGTATGGGGGTAGGGGTGTGATTTGTCAAGGGTATAGTAAATGGCGACGCTAGGCAGCAACCCATCCTTCACGGGTTGGTCGGAGTGGGGCTCTAACACCCACTCTCAGGTCTGCACCCCTATTTACACGATGCCGGTGGACGGCACTGTCACGTCCGTCGTGTTCTACGCCGACTCCTACTCTGGGTCCACCACGTTCCAGGGGATCGTCTGGAACAGCGGTGGTGGCATCTTGGGTGGGGGGTCCACGCTCTCCCTTGGCGCCGGCTCTGCAAGCGTCGGTGGTCAGGCATGGCAGACATCCACCTTCGACCCCGGTATGTTCCTTGCCGCTGGCACCCAAATCTACATCGGCTGGTGGCGGACATCCACCGGCTCCATGCTCTATAGCTACGGCAGTGGCACTGGCTACCTCGATGGGAACGTCAGCGGCCCGTCCACCCTCAGCGGTCTCACGGCCATCGGGGCCATCGGTGCATACATCAACTATACACCCGGGGGAGGGGGAAGCTCCCCTAGTGTTTTTGGCGAGAATGTCCAGGGCGTAACCGCCACTACTGCTTCGTGCGCTAGCTACGTCAATCCAGGTGGACTTCCAACCAGTTACCAGTTTGAGTACGGTACCACTCCCTCGTTTGGTTCTGGTCTGACACCAGGCAATATACAATACAACGCAGGCAACGTCCCAGTCTATGGCACCTTCGTCGGCCTCATCCCGAACACCACCTACTACTGGCAAGTCCTAGCCGCAAACAGTGTCGCAGAGGTTGGGGGCGGAACCTCATATTTCATCACGTCCGCATTACCGCCCAGCGCGAGCACAAACGCGGCCACCTCGATCACCAGCACCACGGCCACCCTTAACGGGTCAGTCAGCGACAATGGCCTATACGCGGCGGGTGGTCCCTCGACGTCCTGTGACTTCAACATCTCCACTACACCATCAGGCGGTACGCCCGTGGGCTCAACGCCCAGCAGTTTCACCGGCTCCGCCAGTCCCTACGCCAACGTCACCGGACTGACGGCAAGCACCACGTACTACTACCAAGTGGCGGCGTGGAGTAGCAACGGGACCGCGTACGGATCATGGCAGTCGTTCACAACGAGCGGTCTACCCAACGCCCCTACCCTTACCGCTCCAGTGAACGGCAACGCGCAAAACTGCGTCACGGGTGGCGTGACGTTCTCGTGGACATACAGCACTGGCGGTGCGGCTGGCGGGCAGCTCGACTACTCGCTCCAAGTTACACCACCCGGTTACGCCGCGTACTATTGGACGGGCTCCGCATGGACCACGACGCAGACGTGGGTTTCGTCTTCGGCTGGTTCAGTGACGATCACGGCTGCCCAGTGGAACACGCTTCCGCTAGTGGCGGGAACATTCACCTGGTCGTGTGCCAACCAGGACGCTAACGGGAAGGGAGCATACGCCACGCCATTCACGCTGATCTCCGAAGGCCCCCCGAACGCCCCCACGCTTGGCACTCCCGCATCTGGCACGTACCTGGACCTCTCGGGCACGCCGACATTCTCGTGGACGTACAACCCGAGCAACGCGACGGGCGGGCAGTTGAACTGGGCCATGCGTCGGCGTGTCGGCGGTGGCGCCTACGTCTACTGGAACGCGGGCACCCTGTCCTGGCAGGCGGGGCCGTCTGTCTACTGGAACGCGGGCGCGGGCCAGTCGTACACCTTCCCCGCAGCGTCGTGGACGGACGGCTCGACCTACTCGTGGTCTGTCGCCACGCAGGACGCCGGGGGACAGGGTGGCTTCGCGGCCGACTTCTCCGTGGTGGCACAGGCTGCCCCCACCGTCACCGTCACCGAGCCCACGGGCACCGTCGCCCAGCAGCTGCCAATTGTCGGATGGTCTGCGACGTTGCCCTCTGGGGCCGCACAGCAGGCGTACCAAGTGCGGACATTCACGGCGGCCCAATACGGCGCTGGTGGGTTCAACCCCGCCACCTCGGCGGCGCTGGACGATTCGGGCGTGGTGGCGAACGCGAACACGACCTACCAGATCGCCACGACGATAGCGCCCTCGACGGTCTGCCGCAGCTACGTGAACATCACCGAGACGGGCTCCGAGAGCAACAACTTCAACGCCTACGGTGGGTACACAGTCACATTGGACCTCCCGGCTAGCCCAACCCTCACGGCGACGGCCACACAGGACATCAACTCCCTGCCAGGTGACGGGGCGATGGCTAGCTTCTATCTTCCCATGATCCAACTTGTGGCGCAGTCCGCGCTCAACATGGTGTCGGCGGTAGACTCGTCCTTCGAAACAGGCATCGGTTCATTCACGGGGACCGTCTGTGCCCTAGCACAGTCTGCCACCAAGTACCTAGATGGCGCCTACTCGCTTCGCATGACGGCCAACAGCACCACCGGAACCATGTCTGCGGCCTCGACGTACTACGCTTGTCAACCGAGTACGCAATACAGCGCAGTGGCTAGTTTCATCCCCGGCACTACATCACGAGGCGTCACGGTCGGGCTGCACTGGTTCACCTCGGGAGACGTGTCCATCTCAACCTCGACGGGGTCACTCGTGACAGAGGCAACGTCTGGGGTATTCACTCAGACGAGCGTGACCGCTACGTCCCCGTCAAACGCCGCCTACTTCGAGGTGGTCCTCACCGTTGTCTCCGTGGCTAATGCCGAAGTCCACTACGTGGACGAGGTCGGGGTTTTCCCTGGCTCGGGCACGGCGTGGACTGTCGGTGGACTACTCGGCACCGCGGGCATCGTGATTCTACGTTCGGACGGTGTGTACGTCCGTAACGCATCCCCCGCCAACCCAACGACACTCCCAACCACGACACAGAGCGTGACCGTCAACGACTACGAGGTGGTGCCGGGCACGGGATTCGCCTATCAGGCGCTGGTGCAGGCCACGGAGGGCAGCAACACCGTCCAGTCAGCGTACAGTGCGCTCGCAAGTGCCGGAATAGCGACGGGCCTAGGATTCTGGGAGTTCGACCCGCTCAACCCCGCCGCGTCTGCCGCACCCGCACAGCCTACGGGGTGGAACCCCTCGCAGATCATCCAGTCCACAGCCCACCCCGTGCTCGGGCAGACGACCATGAACCTCGTGCAATACGCCGTGCAGCAGCCGGACTTCTCGGCCACGTTCGAGACGTTCAGCAACGCCACGTACAACGCATTCAAGGCGCTGACGCTGTTGCAGCGTACCGTGTTCGTCTCGCAGCCCTACGGAGAAGGCCCGTACTACTTCAACCTCGCGCCCCAGCCGGGTGGAGGCGGAGGTGGCAGCGGCAACACCGCGCACAGCACGAACCTGTACCCATCGGCTCCGGGTGCGCCAGTGCGTTCCGTGGCCGTGACTGCCATCGGCGCGCCGAGACCAGCGGTCTAGGAGGAAGCACCACGTTCCTGTTGAGTAACGGTTTCATCGACGCCCTGCGCTGGGGGTCCAACCTCTGGGCCGCACAGTTGACGCTGTGGAGCAACAACGCGCCGACGACCATCACGCTGCCCGTGAGCGCGGGATCGTTCACCGCTGATCGCAACTCCGAACAGCGGCGGACCGGATCGCTGACGGTAGAGTTCGTTCCCAGCGTCCCGCCGCAACAGGTGACGCTCAACGGGACGGCATACAACCAACTACCCCTCACCCCGCAGGACCCACTGGCACCGTTCGGCAACGAGGTGCAGATATCCCTCACTTGCATCTGCCCCGACATTGGACAGGCGGTGCAGGGCCAGAACGGTTGGGTGCCCATCGGGACGTTCCCCATCGCCACCACGACAGCGGGAGACATCGGCGCGGACTTCGCGGTGACGCTGGAACTCTACGATCGCTCGTGGCCGTTCTCGCAGTGGGCGCTCAAGGGAAACTACACGGTGCCCAACGCTGACGGCTCGCTAGGCGGCGAGGTGATCGCGCTCCTCTCCTCCGTCTGGAACACGAACGGACCCGGCGCGGGAGGGGCAAGCGTTCCAGCATGGATCAGCGCCCCGTCCTTCTCGGGCACGAGCGCGTGGGCGTGTCCAGCGGGGGTGTACCAGCAAGGGCAGGACCCATGGAAGGCGTGTCTCGACATGGCCGCCAGCGCGGGCTATGAGCTGTTCTTCGACGTGAACGGTCGGCTCACCATGAAGCCAACACCCGGCAGTCCCGCAGGCGGACTACTGAGTAGCCTGTCGGTAAACTGGAACCTCAACCCGGCCGAAGTCTCCGCCAGCACGGGGGAACTTCATCCGGTCTCCGGCTCGCCCTACAGCACGCCCTCTGCCGTAACGCTCTCGATGACCCGAAACGGTATCACCAACGACGTGTTCGTGTCGGCGACGGGGCCGAACAATGCCACCACCACCACCCCGGTGCAGGCTGAGGCGTTCGACAATAACCCACTGAGCCCAACGTATGTTCTCGGCGGGATGGGGGACGTGCCCAGCTTCGTCTCGGACAGCCTCATCACTAGTTCAACGCAGGCGGGCGTCGAGGCGCAGTACGACCTCGCGGTGTCGCTGGCGTCTTCGCGGACGCTGACGGTGATCCTACCCCCCGCACCCCAGTTCGACATTGACGACGTGGTCGCCGTCACCGATCCACGGCTTGCCCTCAACGCGCAGCCGTTCATCGTGGACACCCTCAGTGTGGGGTTGCACCACGCTGACACCACCACGCTATCCGGGCGCGTCATCGTGGCAGGATCATGAGCGCCATTGACATCGCCCGTGGGCTGACGCAACTGCGCCCCGATTGGAACATCGACGGCCCGTACCAGTTCGGCGAGATTGGGGCCGTGGGCGTCCACGGTGCCAACACCGTGGACGTCTACTTGGACGGCTCGACGTCACTAACCACGGGGCTACACTACAGCGCCGACTACGGCCCCCAAGTGAACGACCCTGTGATGGTGGCTCGCTTGCAGGGCTCGTCACAGTCGGCCCGGGTTGTGCTCGGTCCCCTGGCTCCCGGTGGGACGATCCACGGCGGCCCCCCCACTAGCACACCGTATGTCGGCGCCCGCATCTTCGACACCAAGTACGGCGTGACGTGGTGGTGGGACGGCTCCGCTTGGCACGCCAACGGTCCAGGGCTGATCGCCGCGAGGCTCTACTTGACCACGCCGTACAACCCAGGGACTAGCAGTGCGGTCCTGGCCTTCGACACCAAGAGTTATGACCCCTTGGGGATGGCCACTACGGGGGCGGGGGCCAAGATCACCGTTACGCTAGCTGGACGTTACTCGGTTGCCACGTATGTCAAATACGGCTCGACGACTTCTGCGAGCAACATTTACATCATGAAGAATGGAGCTCTGTTGTACTACTCGGGGAATTACCCGCC